GCCTTTGTGCTGGCTCTTTTTTATGGAACGCAGGCTCTAACCACGTTCCGACCATCATTCAACAGACTTGGCCAGCCTTTGTGCTGGCTCTTTTTTATGGAACGCAGGCTCTAACCACGTTCCGACCGTTTACCTGAGAGAGACTCAAGCCAGCTTTTGGGCTGGCTCTTTTTTTGACACCTTAAGGCGGGTCAAGTGGGTTGATACATCCGAATCACGCGTATCACAATATCAAGATGGTCTTTATGGACAGGAAAAGACCCGGCGTTTGCGCTCGGTCATACAGTGAACACCTTCAGCCGAATTGCGGTGATGATCGCCTGCGCCATTGTGGCCGCGCCAAGCCGCTTACGCAGGCGGCGGGAATGCACTTCGATCGTGCGCGGCGATAGGCCGAGCCGCTTGGCGATCAGCCGTTGCGGAACGCCTTCTGCGGCGAGACTCATGATGGCGAGCTGGCGTGTTGTTAATGGCAGCGCCGGTGGATCAGGTTGTTTCATCTACCCACTCAATTCTCATTCCCGTGGCGTCGACTATTTCCTCGGCGGAGTGCGCTTCCTCGGATTGCCCTGTCTGCATGTGCCATTGTCCATCGTCAGCCATATTCGGCGGCCACAGGACGAACGAGTCCTGCTCATTGTGAATGAGGCCGAGAACGCGTTGCTCGCCGCGGCGCAATAGAAAGCGGCGCAATCCGAGATCTTCATGCGCGTTCGGATATCGCGGATCGATCCAGATCTGCACGACGGGTATTTTGTGAATTTCGCCAGTTGCATTGTCGCTGACCTTGATGAATTCCGGCATGCAATCGATGACGTAATGCACGCGGTCCGGACGGCGCAGATCAGCGGTGTCATTACCCATCAGCCAGGCGCACGACCAGAGACGGCAGCAGTTCGGACGGTGCTTATAGATCTTGCAGCCCTTGCTGTGCGATTGATGCTTGCACCGTTCGCCTGCAGCCTTGCCGAGGGATTTGACCGGCACCAGTTTGCAGCAAAGCTGGCAGTCACCGCAATTTCGCATCAACTCGGCCAGCCATTCGCTTTGAGGAATTCGGCCATCGATCCCGCTGTGCGCTGCATCTCGAAATGCAGCGTGAGCACCTTGCTGCAAAGCGCGTCCTGGTCGAGCTGCCGATTGAACGTTGCATCATTGAAAAGCATGGCAGGCTGTATTTCGAGCGCGTCGCAGAGCTTCTCGATCCAGGCGACGCTCAACGTCATCTCTGCGTTTTCAAGTCGGCTGAGCGTCTGCGCTGTCGTGCACATCTTCTCGGCGAGTTGCCTCAGTGGCATGCCTCTGGCTTTCCGAAGCTCACGCAGGCGCTTGCCGGTCTTGATCGCTAATGGTTCATTTTCTGGTGCTGTGAGCATGGTCGTATTCTCGTAATATTTTTCTGTTTAATGTAGCCGGGCCAGGGGAATCAGACCCGGCCCGGCTACACGATGATGAAGACACCCCGTCGTTTTCTTTTTGCACTTCATCGCTACTTTTTGGTCTCAGGGAAGGACATCGGATGGCCGTTACGAGCGAGCAATCCACATCCAACACCCCTGAGACCATCACCTGACGCCGATCGTTCAACGTCAGGATTTCAGCCCTGCGGCGGGAGGAAATAAGAACCACCGCAGGGCGAGCGCTTGCCAGGCGACGCGCCGGGAAAGGGCGGATTGGCAAGCGCAACCCCTTAATATCCGTGTACTGTTTGATATGGCGCAGGTCTTGCGCTGGTGAGCAGGCCGGTGATCAGGCCAAACGCTTTGGCGAGTCGCTTGGCGCCCTTCAGCAGCTGCTTGCGTCCCCGCCTGGGGCTGAGCAGCATGCTGAGCGGCGACAGCAGCGAATGGACAGAACCATTGATGATCAGGTGCGCCGCCTTGACGCCCTTGCGAAGGGTGGTCCTGAGTGCGCCATGAAAGCGCTTGTCCTGCTGCGCATTCACCCACTCTTGATGAAACTCGCGTTGCACTTGCGCCATGAACGTCAGCCTTGATGGCGGAAGCATCTCATATGCGACAGCATCGGGCGTGTGGACAATCAGCGCGCCAGCGAGCTGCGCGCTCTTGAAGAAGTCGCGATCTTCGCCGCTGCTCAGGTTATAGACCTCGCGGAACCGCAGATTGAAATCATGCGGATCGATCAGCGCACCGGAAAACAGCACGCCGTTGGTTGTCGCAATGTCGGCATCAAGCCGCCATTTGTGCGGCTTGGTTTTCGGGAATGCCCATCGCGGCATCGGATCGGGATAGTGAAAAGTCACGGATGATTTGACGACGTCCGCGCCGGTCTTGAACTGAGCCTCGATCATGTCAACCAGCCAGCTGTGCGGAACGCGCTGATCGTCATCGAGCATCACGATCCAGTCGCTCAGATGATTCCGCGCGAAACGCAGGATGGCGTTGCGAGCGATCGCAATGCCGGTGCGCGGCTCGTGAAGATAGAAAACGGCGAGATCAGGGTTCTCACGTTGGAAGGCTTCGACCAGGCCGCGCGCGATCGGCGTCTCGTCGTTGTCGACGATGACGATCATCAAGCCGGACTGCGCCGGAATGTCGAGATCCTGAATCGATGCCAGGCATTGCGAAAGAAGGATGGGCCGCTGGCGTGTGCAAATCCCAAGGCAGATGCGCGTCATCGTGTGTGCGGAATGAATTTGAAGCATCACAATATCCCCTTAAATGTGCAACTTTAGTAAAATTGTTTGCACGTGTTGTGCAACAGGTTTTTTTGCATACACGTGATTGTGCAACACGCGTTACGTGATTTTTCCCTTTGCAATCAAGGTTAACGGCTTGTGAATTTTTTTTTGTGATGAGTGGTATTGGACTGTGCGATCGGCGTGGCGGTCTCGCGGCGGAGATGTCCGCTTGCATTCTCGATTGAAAATTACGAAAATGGCGACAATTGAGTGGGAAACAATCGGCAAAAAATCCAATAAAACAATAGAACCAAAATGTTTCCCACCGCCATCTAACCAATTGAAAAGATTGCAAATTGTCTGTATGGGGAAGATTACCATTCGGCAATTTTCGCATTGATTTTTAAGGGTTTTTCGCCGTTTTATTCCCACTCAATTTTTCACCGACCCGAAAGTGGGAAACATTTGAACCCTCTTTGTTCTGATCATTTCCGAGCAAATGCATGGCTGAGAGCGCCATTTTTGAGCGGCTTGCTCGGCGCGTATAGACGCGCGCCATGTCGGCATCTTGCCAACCAAATATCGCCATGAGCTGCATTTCGGACGCGCCTCGCTCGGCGGCCAAGCTCGCTGCCGCCTTACGCAAGCCGTGAACGCTGCAATGTCGCAAGCCAGCCATGTCACACCACTCACGGAATTTATTGCCGAAGCTTTTTGCGGACCATGATTGGCCGCGATCGTTCACAAGGAACGTCAGGTGATGGCTCGGCGTGGCATCGATGATGGCCTGCAGCTCCGGCAGGATCGGGATGGTAACGACGACCGGATTGCGGTCTTCGTTCTTCTTTTGGGTAAACCGCAGGTTGCCGTCGCGCGTCCGGTGCTGCGGACCGAGCCGCACGATATCAGATCGGCGTTGGCCGGTGTAGGCCGCGAGGGCGAGCGCGAGCCGGGGCTGCGTCCCGATTGGGTGGCAGGTTTCGAACTGCTGAATTTCTTCGGTCGTCCATGTGTGATGGCCGTCAGAATGTATCTCGATTTTCTTGACGTCCTTCGCCGGATTGCTAGCCATGCGTTCATTTTCAGCAGCCCACTTGAAGACGGCGCGCAATGCCGACAACCGATGGTTGGCGGCGTTTGGCATGTCGGCTCGGCGGTCCCGCAGATCGCGGATGGCACGCGTTGTGATGCTGTGGAACGGCAGCTCGCCGACACGGCGCTTATCCTGCGGCGAAATGGTTTCGTTCGCCACGCTGCGCAGCTGGGCGCGCGTATTTTCCTGCGTTCCCTTTGCGAGTCCCTTGAAGCCAGCCGACTGATAAAAGGCGGCGCAAAGCCAATCGAGCGTTTGCTGGTCCGGCCGCGCGTGCGGCGTTTCTGGTGCGGATAATGAAAACGCTCGACCTTCAAGCGCTGCCTCATAGGCTTCCCTGAATTCACGCGAACCGGGCAGGCCGCGCAGCCGGATTTTCTTTTCAGCGCCGCGCCTGTAAAAGTAGTACCTTACGTTTCCATTTCGGTCGATATCGGAATGCACGTACTTGTACTTGATCCGCGCCATCATCAGGCATTCCTCACCATATCCCAAGGGTTATTTACCTTTGGTTCTGCGCCTTCTTCTTCTGGTAAGCAAGCGAAAGCTTCGTCGAGCGCGTGCCTGTCCCAAACTACGCGGCCATCAAGACGCTTGGGTCTCGGCATCCATCCGCGCTCAATCATCCGATCAAACAGGCTGGTTCCGACACCGACATAGGCCGCGGCTTGCGCGCGATTGAGCCCGCGCGGCGGCAGCGAATGCGGCAATGCGTTGCCGGTGGCTTTATGCGTCTGGCTCATTCATGCCATCTGCGAAGGAAAGGCGGCCAGCCGTAACCACCTTTTTGCCAGTCCCGATCTTCTGGATCACTCGGCTGCTTATCGCCTACTTTTTCATCAATCATCAGCTTGAGAATATCGCGCTCGGTCTCTTCCTTGATCTTGTCCCACAAGCTGCCGGGCACGAATTCGCGGCCGATGCGATCGCGCCTGCGTGCAGCTTCTGCGGCGGCTCTGATGGCGTCGTTCCAGATTTTCGCGCGGGTCGTCATGATTGCTCTAGTCTTTCATTGATGATTTTTTGAATGGCATCAGCCCAGCGGTCTCTCTGCGCACCAGCTTCGAGGCGTTGATTAATGTAGGCCTCGCTATAAGCTTCTCGGTCTCCTCTACGGCCGTCTACCCATGATCGATTGAGATCAGCTTCCTCACGAAGGTGTGCGGCTGCTTCGGCAAGATCCGTGTAGATGGAAGGCGCTTTCATGGCGTCACCGCTCTTGTGATTGGGGGTCTCGTCATTCGTCAACCTCGGCTGCTTCATGTTCCTGATGCTCAATCACTTCCGGCCCGAGCGGATCCAGCCTATGCTTCTCACGATGCGCCTCGATGCTGTCACAGCCGTCGAGCGCAATCCGCATGGCGGCGACAGCAATGCGAACCGCATGCCGCTGCACGACGTCGGACGGGTGCCATGCCATCGCCTGCGCCATACCCATGAAGGAATTGTGCAGCGCTTTGTAGTTGCCTACATTGCTGGGACGGACGCGGCGGGATTCCGCCAGCTTCATCACGACTTGTGCGAGGAATTCTGAGTTTTTCATTTCGATAATTTCTGTCCATTCATTTCGCGATGCTCTGGGCAATAGTGAAACCACGTGCCGCGCTCTTTCCGCGCCTGCCAGCCTTTTGCTCGAATGAACTGCGTTGCCTGGAAGAATGAGCGGTCCATGACGTCGAGACAGGCCTTGCAGCCGTGATGGTCGCAGGTGATGAGAAAGTCGGATTTGTCGGATGCGGTCTTGCGGATGGTTTCTAGGGTCATTCGCCGTCATCCTTAATCACATCAGGAAATCCGAACGCCTCACCATGCGGACCAACACACGCCGCGGCGAGATGTCGTTTCAGTGGTTCCAATAATTTAACGGCGCTTTTGCACTGCGGTTCGGTCATGGTGATATGCTTCATTTCTGAAACGCCTCCAACCAGGCCGCCTAAAATGACGAGTAATGTCCAGTCCATGAGCTTGCCTCAGTTGATTGTGATTCTGATGTTGGCGGCGTAGCGGGTCATTCCGCCACCTCTTCAACGCTATCCTCTGGCACTGTGAAAAAAGGATAGTCACCGTCTGACTTCATCGTTACGGAGATGTGCGGCACGCCTGTCATTCTGGTGTCATCGCGAGCGAGTCCGTAGTCATGCTTTGCGCATGCGAATACGATAGTGCCAGCGGTTGCCTTGGCCTCATTGGCGGCGTTTACCTTCATGCGGTAGCGGGTCACTGTCCCATCATCCGGGCTGATGCGCGGCACCGATGAAAGTCGCAATACGGAACGCCGCATGCCTTCTCATGGCCGCAGAATTTAATCGGCGTATCGTTCGTGACAGGCCATTTGCAGGTGCGTTCCGTGAGGCTGGAAATGTCGAGCATGAGCGGTGCCGGTGCTTCGTTTACGATCTGCGGTTTCACCAGCTTCGGCGAAGGCCTCGCGGATGGCGGTATGAGAAAGCGCTTGCCTGAAAATGTCTGCGGCTTGCGTTCCTGCGGCTTCTTGGGTATCGGCGGCTCGCCTCTGCGTGGCTGGCCTCTGCGTCTTTCTGGCAGGTCAAGGCGCTTGCGCATGCCGATGACAGCATTTTTGGTCACGCCGATTGCTTCGCCAATTTGCGAAGCGGGCAACTTGTCGGCCCACATTCGTTTCGGCTTCTCAATGCGCTCTTCGGTCCAGCCGCTCATGGCCACATCATCCCGTCATATGTGGCGCCGACAATCGCGATGCGGCACCCAGGTGTCTCGCCGAAACCCGCAAGCTTCTTGAACGCCATTAGCGCCACGACCTGGCTATCGTCGCGCCACATGCCGGCCGAACCGATGGCATCGAGAATGGCGCGCGCCAGCTTGTCGATGTCCGGTTTCTTGATTGCAGGCGGCGTGAGCTTCTTTGGCGTCGCTACGGGCCGCCTCAACACAAAGAGCAATTCCACGTTGACAGGACCGCCGAAGAACGCGAGCGGCTTTCCCGCGGCGTCCAGGCAGGCAGAGCGCACGTCCGAACGCCATGGCGCGACATGCTTCGAAGACTCCACCATGATGCCCTTGCCGACATGGCGTTTTGAGCCTTGCGGTGCGGGATGGCCGGGGACAAAAGCGCGAAAGGATTTGCTAGACATTACCCCCTCGCCTGCTTCAGCCGATAGGTCAGCAAGTGAAGCTCAATAAGGGGCGCCATCACGGCCATTGACGGCTTGTGTTTCGGCAATATGCCATCCTCGACGGCCTTGATGGCCTTCTCGCTGGCGGCAATCAGTTCCATGAGCTGTTCTGCAGCATCGCCGCTGCTCGCCTTTTCAGCGTCTCGCAGAAGCAGCCCTTCGCGGATTTCCTCAGCGACGTTCTGCCGGATCAGCGTGCCGTCATATTCGATGCGGTCGAAGACGCGTCCGGCAATGCGGTCGGCATCGACCTGGCCGGGCTTGATCGTGGCTTCGTATCGGTCCCAGCGCGTGAGCCTAGTCATTTCGCACGCTCAGGAAGGAAGCCGGCAAAAAAGCCCAGCGTCGCGCCAAGCTGCCACGCCTCGAGCGGATGCTGAAGCAGGCTGAAAGCGACGAGCGTCTGGTCGATGGGATTGCCGGCATATAGTGCGATGAGATGGGCAGCACCTGCGCCGATAGCTGTGCGGGCAAGGATGTCCGCAAGGAGGCCTAGCCAAGCGCCAATAATGAGTGCGATGTTTTGCATGGTCAGCCCGCCATCACATGAAGTGCGAACAGCGTCGCGCTCGCTATCCAGCCGGCCGAACCAATCAGCCAGGCGGATTTGAGCGACTGCACGACGTTGATGGCGGTCCAGTGCCAACTGCGCTGCAGGACAATGCGGCCGGCGTGATAGAGGCTCTGGCCGATCAGCAGCCAGCTGCCAATGAAGACGGTCCAGAGCGCGGCGAGCTCGCCTTGCGGCGCAATGGCTCGCGCGGCGCGGTCTGGCGCATAGCGGCTGAAATCGATTGTGTCGGGATACGTCGTCGCGAGTGCCATCTTGCGCCCTTTAAAAAGGGCCGGTTGACCCGAAGGAAGTAAATCAACCGGCCAAGTTTTGGGAGGAAACGCCCAAGGAGGGCACGAGCGTCATACCAGTCATGACGTTCGCAAGAGGCAGTGAACCAGAAATTGCACAGGAGCGTCAATTAAAATTGCACAGTATTGTGCAATCAAAGTTCTTCTATGGTAAACACCACGCGGCCGATGATGGTGCAATCGCTCGCGCCGTCCACTTTGAACGGTCCGTAATTCGGATTTGAAGCCTGCAGGGTAAAGGGAAACTGCGGCGCGGCCGGCCTGAACGGCATGCTCGAGCGCAATTGCCGCACAGTCGGTTCCATGTCGGGAAATTGCACAAGAGCGTACTTTCCCGGCATGATTTCGCGTTCCGGATCGACGACGATAAATGAACCAGGCGCAAAGGATCGGCCGCCGGGGCCGACCATGGAGTCGTCTTCAGACGGTATCTCATAACCAAAACTACGGGGCCCGGCGAGCAAGCTGCTGGATACGGGCAGAAATTCCTTAGTCATATCCGCTAAGGCCTCATTGCCAGAGATTAAATTCTCAATATTGCTCGCTCGTATTATGGGAATATATCGAACTGTTTCGAAATGGGAAGATTTTTCATAAACCTGTTTGCTGGCGTGGTTAATTTCACTAGTTAATTCAACCGCTTCTGCGGACTGATACTCAAGCAATTCAGGGCCATTGCCGAATAACAGGAAGTCGCGCGAGACCTTGAACAGCTCACAGTAGTGCATGAGCGTGTCTTCACGGTCCGGCGTGCGCTCGCCGCGCTCGTGCGAATAATAGGTGCGGGTGGCAATGCCCCATTTAGCGGGGATGTCACCGAGAGCGGCGCGGCGCGTGCTGTAGCCTGCGCGCTTCCTTGCCCATTGCAGGCGGCGGCCGAATTCCCGCGCCTGTTCCTGCCGCCAGCCTTTGGCCTGATCGTCGCCCATTAATCATGTCCTCGTTTTGTACAACTTGTACACGATACTGTGCAAAAAATCCATTGACTATTTTCGGGCAAAAATTGCACAGTATTGTGCATGAGCGTGCAACCGATCGATTTCCCCAGCTTATTGCGCCTTTGGCCAGCAAGCGAAAAAAACACAGCCTATGCCGAACTCGCCGAAGACATGGGCGTGACGCCAAATCAGGCGCGGCAGTGGCTTAATCGAAATCAGCTCCCAACATCGTATTGGCCCCGCTTTCAAGACGTGCTCCGCAAAAAATTTGGAAAAATAATCACTGATGATCGCCTCGCACAGGCATTCGCCGAACACGCCAAGGACTTAAGTGCTCGGGCACGCAGATCTGCTGAAACCCGCAAGCGCAACCGCGCGGCAACCGCCGCAGATTGCAGCAATCCCGAAGAACCCAAAACTCAAAACGCCCAAGAGGTTAATCATGGGTCCGACTCTCCGCGTCTCTGACCAAATTCATGCCGAAAAATATCGTTCCGAGGGGGAAACCTTTCGCGGCGCAATGAACCGCATCGCCGATGGCATGAAGGACAGTCAGACGCATTTCTATGCACTGCGTGACATTCTGCTCGACATGCGCTTTCTGCCGGCCGGTCGCATCCAGTCCGCTGTCGGCAGCGCGCGGCATGTGACGCCGATCAACTGTTTCGTCGGCCGCACCATCGAGGATTCGATGGACGGCATCATGAAGGCCGCGACGGAATGCGCAAAGACGCTGCGCATGGGTGGCGGCTGGGGCGGCGACTTCTCAACGATAAGACCGTCCGGCGATATGATCCGCTCGCTGCAGTCGACGGCATCGGGCCCGGTCAGCTTCATGAACGTGTTCAATTCCGTGTGCGGCACTGTCTGCTCTGCCGGCCACCGCCGCGGCGCGATGATGGGCATTCTGCGCGTCGACCATCCCGACATTCTCAAATTCATCCGCGCGAAGTCCGACCGCACCAGCCTGACGAATTTCAACATCTCGGTTGCCATCACGAACGAATTCATGCGCGCCGTCGAGCGCGACGAACGTTTCGATCTGAAATTCGAGGGCCGCGTTTATTCCACGGTACGCGCCGCCGATCTCTGGGCGGAAATCATGCGCTCGAATTGGGATTGGGCTGAGCCTGGCGTGATCTTCATCGACAATGTGAATTCGCAGAACAACCTGCATTATTGCGAAATCATTGCCAGCACGAATCCATGCGCCGAGCAGCCCTTGCCGCCATTCGGGGCCTGCCTGCTCGGATCGTTCAACCTGGTCCGCTACATCTTCAAGAGCGGGCATTCCTACGATTTCGAATATGAGCAATTCCGCGCGGATATTCCGCATGTCGTGCGCGCGATGGACAACATCATCGACGATGCGATTTATCCGCTGCCGCAACAGGCGGCGGAAGAAGTCAGCAAGCGCCGTATGGGGCTTGGCGTTACCGGGGCGGCAAACGCGATCGAGGCGCTCGGCTATGCTTACGGCTCGCCGGAATTCGTCAATGTCCTGTCAGGCATTCTGACGACCTTGCGCGATGAGGCGTACCGGGCATCGTGCGACCTGGCCGAAGAGCGCGGCGCGTTCTCTCTTTTCGTTCCGGAAAACTACTGCGACTCCCCGTTCATCCGGTCCCTGCCTTCCGACCTGCAGGCGCGCATTCTGGCAACCGGCATCCGCAATTCGCATCTCACATCGATCGCGCCAACCGGCACCATCTCGATGACGGCCGACAACATATCGAGCGGCATCGAACCGGTGTTCGCGCATGAGTATGAGCGCACGCTGATCACGCCGGACGGGCCGCAAGTCTACCAGATGCAGGATTACGGCTTGGCGCGGTTCGGCGTGCGCGGCGTGACGGCGGCAGAATGCTCTGTCGACGATCATCTCGGCGTGCTGTGCGCGGCGCAGAAATACGTCGACAGCGCCGTTTCCAAAACCTGCAACGTCGGGGTAGATGTCACCTGGGAAGAGTTTCAGGAGCTCTATTTCAAGGCGTGGCGCGACGGCGCGAAGAGCTGCTCGACATTCCGGCCGTCCGGTGAGCGTGCCGGTATTTTGAAGGCCAAGGAAACGCCGGAAGACAAGGCTTGCCGCATTGATCCGGAGACCGGCGCCAGGTCGTGCGATGCCTAGAAAAGTCGGGAAATTCACCGAAGCCGACGCGGCCGCTTTGGCGCTCATCAAGGCGTGCGGTTTCGTCGGCGTCGACCGCGGCAATTTCTACCTCGAATCCAATCGGCAAATCGGTTCGTGGCGCATCCATCGGCTTGTCGAGCACGGCTATCTTGTTCCTTCCCATGATTACCTCCTGGGGGGGGTATCGCAGACTTATCGGCCTGTGGAGGCTGGTGATGCTGCTTGACCCTTACAGAGATATCCAGGCCAAGACCGGGGCAAAGCGCTTCTGGACGACGCGCGAAGAGAAAATCTTGCGCGAGAACTACGCCGAGCACGGTGCGGAACATTGCGCGAAACTGCTGCCCGGGCGGCCGATCGGCGCGGTGTATCAGCACGCGCACAAGATGGGTTTGAAGGGCAAGCATCATACCAATCCGGATTTTCGCAAGCGCTGGACGACAAGCGAGCAAATCGACGCCGTTATCCGCCGCGCCTATCAGCAGAGCGAACCCAAGCGCGACCTTATTGCGAAGACCGCTCAGACTGTCGGGCGTCCGCGCTGGTGGGTCTCGAAACGCGCGCAGGCACTTGGCATCGTCGCGCCGCGCTTCAAGGAGCCGCCCTGGACGCAAGGCGAAATCGACCTGGCCGAAGCGCATGCGCACAAGCACCTGGCGACAATCAGGCGGATACTGAAACGGCACGGGTTCAGCCGCACGGAAACCGCCATCAAGGTCAAGCTGGTGCGTATCGGCGCGATGCGTGAAGACCCGAACCACTACACCGCGCATGGCCTGGCCAAGCTGTTCGGCATCGATGTGAAGAGTGTCACGCGCTGGATTGAAACCGGCCGGCTTACCGCCAAGCGGCGTGGGACAGAACGCAGCGACAAGCAAGGCGGCGACATGTGGTGGATTCACCGTAAGCAGGTTCGCCGGTTCGTCGCCGAGAATGTCGCGGCCGTCGACTTCCGCAAGGTCGATAAATTCTGGCTCGTCGATTTGCTGGTGGGATTTGCGGAATGAGAATTAGGATCATCAACGCGGACGCCATCGAAGCTTTGTCTGAACTTGAGGCCGAGAGCGTTCATTGCATCGTGACTGATCCACCATATGGGGAAACATCCCTGCGGTGGGATAACGCCTCTAATGGTTGGATTTCGGCCGTTCGTCGTGTCTTGAGGCGCGACGGCTCAATGTGGGTTTTCGGTTCAATCCGCTCGCTAATGAGCTGCGATTGGAATGGATGGAATTTCGCTCAGGATGTGGTCTGGGAAAAACACAACGGCTCAAACTCTTTTGCCGATCGCTTCCGCCGCGTCCATGAGCATGCCGCTCAGTTTTATCGTTCGGATGCAAAGTGGCGTGATGTTTACAAGCAGCCGCTCTTCACCCATGACGCGACCGCGCGAGCGGTAAGACGCAAGAAACGTCCACCGCAATGGGGTGAGATTGGCGAGAGCGTTTATGTGTCTCACGATGGCGGTCCACGGCTTATGCGCTCGGTGATGTTCTGCCGGTCAATGCACGGCAAGGCTGAGCATCCGACACAGAAGCCAATCGAAATCATCTCGCCGCTCATTGAATACAGCTGTCCACCCGGTGGGATTGTTTGTGACCCATTTCTAGGGAGCGGCACGAGTGCGCTCGCCGCTCAACTGCTGAAGCGTGCGTGTATCGGCATAGAGATTGATGCCGGTTACGTCGCAATCGCCAATCGCAGGCTCTCAGAGCAAGAGCAAGCAGAACTCGCGGGCGAGCAATGACGCGCTGGCAAGATCCGGCGCTGCAAGAGCGTTTGGCTGAATTATCCGCACGCGGCATGAGCGCGGCGCAGATTGCCGCCGAGATCGGCGAGACGCGCGACGCCGTGAAAAGCGCAATGACACGGTACGGATTGTTTGCATCGTCCGGCCGCAGACGAATTGGAAGTGGAAGAAGTGGAGTGAAAGAAAATGGCAATTTCTATTGATAGTCTGCAGATGCGAAAGGCAGTGCTGCCGCCACGCGTCATGATATATGGCCCGCCCGGCGTCGGGAAAACGACGCTCGCTAGCGAGTTTCCCGATCCTGTGTTCCTGCAGATCGAAGACGGTACGCCTGGCGATATCGAGCTGGCCTCGTTTGGCGTCTTGACCGATTACGATCAGGTGATCGAGGCGATCGGCACGCTCTATTCCGAAGAGCACGACCGCAAGACGGTCGTGGTGGATTCCATCGACAAGCTGGAGCCGCGCGTCTGGGACAAGACGAGCTCGGAGAATGGCTGGGCGTCGATCGAAACGCCTGGCTACGGCAAAGGCTATGTTGAGGCGGATCGGATCTGGCGCGACCTGCTCGAGGGGCTGAACGCGCTACGGCAGGATCGCGGCATGACCATCGTGCTGCTGTCGCACGCTCACGTCGTAAACTTCCCGAACCCGGCAGGCTCAGAATATCCGCGTTGGGATATCCGCCTGCACAAGCGCGCGCTCGGTCTGGTTCAGGATGAGGTCGACGTCATCTTGCTGGTCAACCAGGAAGCGACGGTAAAGCAGGAAGAGTCCGGCTTTGGGAAAAAGCGCAGCCACGCCGCAGGGGGCTCGACACGCTGGATCTATTGCGACGGTCGCCCTGCCTGGGTGGCCAAGAACCGGTATTCGATGCCGGACAAGGTTCTCTACAAAAAAGGCGAAGGCTACGCCGCGCTCGCCCCGTTCTTCCCGCCGCTTGAATCCAAACCAAAGAAAAAAGCTGCCTGACTGCAGCGTGAAAGGAGTATTGCGTTATGGCAAATCTAGGCGAAACGTTTAATCCGGACGAAGTGCCGGAAGACGAATTCGAGCCGATCCCGGCCGGCGACTATCTTGTGCAGATCGTCGAATCGGAAATCGGCCCGACCAAGTCCGGCAACGGGCAAATTCTGAAGCTGACGCTTGAAATCCTGTCCGGCGAATATGAGCGCCGGCGGATCTGGGAGCGGATCAACATCGTCAATCAAAATCCGGATGCGCAACGTATCGCGCAGCAGCAGTTGAAGAAACTTTGCGACGCGCTCGGCACCGGTCCCATCCAGGATTCCGAAGAGCTGCATTTCAAGCCGGTGAATATCCACGTTGAAATTCGGCAGGACAAGTCGGGCCAGTACGGTCCGCAGAACGTCATTCGCAAGTTCTGGCCCGCGGACGGCGCCGAGCCTGCGAAGCCGGTCACGCAGCGACAATCTGCGCCTGCAGCCGCGCCAGCCAAGGCCGCGAGCGCGGCTACCGGGGCGCCGGGTAAACGTCCGTGGGGCAATCGCGCCGCGTGACGTGGAGGACGGCCGGATTTAGTCGCACGTACCGGCCGTCCCTTCAAAATCGAATTGTTTTTGTCCGGAGTCCTTTCGATGGCGGAATTGCCCGCGCCTGTCCCACACACCGTAAACGCAATTTATGCCTGGCACGAGGCGCGCCGCTCCGGCGGCATGAGCGACGGCATCGCGATTTCCCAGCTCGGCGACGAATGCGACCGACGCCTCTGGTACGCCTTTCGCTGGATCTTCGCCGCAGAGTCATTTTCCGGCCGCATGCTGCGTTTGTTCGAGACCGGCGAGCGCGAAGAAGTGCGCATGCTCGCCGAGCTGCGCGCGATCGGCTGCGAAGTGAGCGGCGAGCAGGAGCGTGTTCGTGCCTGCGGCGAGCATCTGCGGGGCAAGCTGGACGGTCGTGTCATCGGTCTGCCGGAAGCGCCGAAGACCGAGCACATCATCGAATGCAAGACGCATTCGCTGAAGAACTTCAAGGCGGTGCAGAAGCACGGCGTCAAGCACGCCAAGTTCGCGCATTGGGTGCAGATGCAGATTTACATGCATCTTACCGGCCTGCAGCGCGCGCTCTATATGGCGCATTGCAAGGATACGGACGATCTGTACACCGAGCGCGTCGAGTACGATCTCGTCTTCTGTGCGCGCGCCGTTGCCAGGGCGGAGCGCATCATTGCCGCCCATGAGCCGCCGCAGAAGCTACACGAGAACCCGGCAAGCCGCGCCGCATTCCAGTGCAGCTACTGCCCTGCCAAGGGCGTCTGTCATGAGAGTGCCGAGCCTCGCCGGACGTGTCGCAGCTGCATCAGCGCCACGCCGATCGCTGGTGGCTGGCATTGCGATCGTCTGAACATCCCGCTCGACCGCGACGCTCAGCAAAAGGGCTGTCCGGACCATCGCTATCTGCCGAAGCTCGTTCATGGCCAGCAGGTCGATTACGTGCTCGAGACGCATCAGCTGATTTACGAAATGCCAGACGGTTCGGAATGGATCGATGGAGGTTGCCAGTGATACACGCAGCCATCCCGACAAAATACAACCATGTGCAGTTCCGCTCACGCCTTGAGGCGCGTTGGGCCGCGTTTTTCGATTTCGCCGGATGGGAATGGCATTACGAGCCGGTCGATATGAGCGGCTGGATCCCGGATTTCGTACTGGTCGGGAAGCATGGAAACAAAATTTATGTAGAGGTGAAGCCGATTTTTTGGCGTGCCGAAATGGGGAAGGTCGATGTTACTCCATTCTATTCAGATGAACTAAGAAAAATCAAAAATATAGCCCTGAGTTATCCAGACGACTTGTTGCTACTCGGTGCGAATATATTAAATCTCACCTGCTGGACGGGTGAGACCACCCGGCGCATTTTAGGGCTACTTTGTGACACACCAAATGCCGCTCTGCTATGCTTCAATAGCAATAAAGAACTGGATCTAACCGCTCACGAGAACACATATCGGCTTCGCATCAGCGGCGAATCTCATGACCCTCGCAGAGGGAAATACACCAGCAGTTGCATAGTCGATCGTTTCTGGGCTGAAGCCGGCAATGCCGTTCAATGGCGGCGTCCGCGAGGTGCTGCCCATGCATGAGCTTCGCGATTATCAGCGTGCTGCGATCGACGCCATCTACGCCTATTGGGAAAAGGGCGGTGGCAATCCGCTCGTCGAGCTCGCGACCGGCACCGGCAAGAGTCTCGTCGCCGCGATGCTCTGCAGGGAACTGCTCGAGCAATGGCCAGATCTTCGGATCGGCGTCGTCGCGCATGTGAAAGAGCTTATCGCGCAGAACTGCCAGGAGATGATCCGGACGTGGCCGGGTGCGCCGGTCGGAATTTATTCCGCGGGGATCGGGCGGCGCGATCGCAGCGCCAAGATTCTCTTTTGCGGGATTCAGTCCGTCTACAACAAGGTGGACCAGCTCGGCGGCTTCGACGTCCTGATCATCGACGAAGCGCACATGATCCCGCGCAAGTCGCAAACGATGTATGGCGGCTTTCTGGACGCCTGCCGCAAACGCGTTCCGGATATGCGAATTATCGGACTGACGGCGACGCCCTATCGGCTTGACAGCGGCCGGTTGGCGGGCGGCAAGGACTCCCTTTTCGACAAGATCGTCTATTCCTACGGCGTTGGCGAGGGCGTGCGCGATGGCTATCTTTCGCCGCTCGTCTCGAAAGCCACGCTCGCGGAAATCAACGTCGACCAGGTTGCAGTGCGCGGCGGCGAATTCGTTCCGCTCGAGCTGCAGGCCGCGGCCTGCGACAACGCCATTGTATCGGCGGCGACGGCCGAGCTCGTGCGCATGGGGAAGGATCGCCGCGCCTGGCTCGTCTTCTGCACTGGCGTGTCTCATGCCTGGGATGTGGCGAAGCAAATTCGCACTCATGGCGTTGGCGGTGTCGAAGTCATCAGCGGCGAGACGCCTGCAGGTGAGCGCGATCGGCTGATAAACGCATTCCGCGCAGGTCAGATCCGCTGCCTGGTCAACGTCAATGTTCTGACGACCGGATTCAACGTGCCGCATGTCGATCTTGTTGGCCTCATGCGGCCGACGCTCTCCACCGGGCTCTATGTGCAGATGCTCGGGCGCGGCACGCGCCTTTCCGACGCCAAGGAAGATTGCCTGGTACTCGACTGGGGCGGCAACGTTCGCCGGCACGGGCCGGTCGATGACGTCTATGTCAAGGACAAGTCACGCCGGGGCGATTCAGGACGCGTGAAGGTCGATAGCGTGCGCGCCAAGGAGTGCCCGAACTGCCATTCGCTCACCGGGTTGGCGAGCGCTGCATGCCGGGATTGCGGCTATGAATGGCCGCGCGATACGTCGCCGAAACACGACGCACAGGCCGATGGAACGACGAGCGTCATGGCCGCGGCGGCGCCGAAATGGCTTCAGGTCAACGAAATCGAATTCGAGCGTCACAACCCGAAGGAAAGCGGCAAGCCGCCCACCTTGCGCGCCGAGTACTACTGCGGTCCTGCCGTCCATAAGGAGTGGGTTTGCTTTGAACATGACGGCTTTCCGCGCCGCAAGGCTGAGGAATGGTGGCGACGGATGGGCGGGAACTATCCCGTTCCCGATACAGTCAAGGACGCTCTCAGCCGCGTCGAAGAGCTCGACTGGCCGCGCGAAATCTGCGTCAGGCCTGATGGGAAATTCTTTCGCATCGTCAGCCGAAAAATGCCGTCAAGGGAGGCCGCATGACACATCCGCTTGCATCGGACGAACATATTCTTTGCGCGGTCTGCCGGGGCCGAGCGGGCGCGCTCGGTTACAAGCCGTCGCGGCATCAGCCGGCGCTCTGGCTCTGCGATGACGCACTCTGTCAATCACTCGTGAAAAAGGTCCACGCCATGCCGAAAGAAACGCTCGACGCATATGAATACAAGGCGGCGATCGCAGCCGGCGACGAGGCTGGCGAGTATCTCGACCAGATCGGCAAGACCGACCTGGCCGCGCTCGATCGCGATGAGTGGGAAGAATTTCTTGGCCGCATCGTCATGGGCTTCCAGCTCGAGATGCGCCGGCTGATTTCATCCAATGAGGCACCGTTCTGACATGCTGAGCAGACGGCCGGACAACTGCGCCGTCGCTTTAGCTCTGGCTGAACAGGGTTTTTTTGTATTCCCATGCCAGGAAGAGGGCGAGGACGCGAAAAAGCCAAAACGCGGTGTTTTCTGGCGTTCTACAGCTACGCGCGACCCGGCTAAAATCCGGCGATGGTGGACGCAGCACCCTGACGCATTACCCGGTATCGAGTGCAGCAAGTCCGGCCTGGTTGTTGTCGACGCCGATCGACATGGCGGGCCTGATGGTGTTTCGGCCTGGGATGATCTTGCAAGCAAGTATGAGCCGATCCCGGCACCTACGGTCACGACTCCCTCTGGCGGGCGGCACATCTATTTCAAACAGCCCAGGGGCGGGAAATTTGGCAATCGCAAGGGCGACTTGCCGCCAGCCGTGGACGTGCGCGGCGCTGGTGGGTATGTCATCGGCGGCGGTGCGACATTTCCGGACGGGCGAGCCTATCTGCCGCAGGGCGATTTTTCGTCCATTCCGGAATTGCCTGATTGGCTTGCGGAAATCCTTCGCGGTGAAAGTCCGTCTGTCGCACCGCAGCCAGCAACGCCGGTTGTCATTCAGCAGACGAGCGATGCGCGACTCCGCGCTTATGCCGAAAGAGGCGTCGACGCCGAGCTGGCCAAGGTGCGCGAATCTGCGCCGGGAACCTGGAACAACACGCTCAATGACGCTGCATTCGCACTGGGCCAGATGGCGGGCGCTGGTTGGATAGGCCAGGGCGAAGCTGAAGCGTGGCTGCTCGACGCCGCGCTGGCCGCTAGGCCAAAGAAACGGGCTGAGGCGGCATCAACAATCCGGTCAGGCATGAAAGGCGGTATGGCAAAACCGCGGGTCATGCCGGATAGTTTTGACGACGGCGACGCTGAGGCGGGCGCCGAGATTGTCCGCAGGCTGACGCGCACGAAGTGCGGCGATCTCATCGATGAGGAAACTGGCGAGATCATCGCCGACGCAAAACCGGCGATCGGCGAGTTTCCAGACGCGCTGACGCGGCCGCCAGGGCTGGTCGGCGAAATTGTCGACTGGATCGAAGCAACCGCGCGTCGATCAAGTCGGGTTCTGGCGCTGCCGGCCGCTCTGACCGTCGTCGGGACCGCCATAGGGCGCGATCGCTCTGGGCCGACTGACAGCGCCACGCACCTCTATTGCATCGGGCTGGCGCCGACGGGTGCGGGCAAGGACCATCCATTGCAGCAGGTCAAGCGCCTGCTCAGCGCGTCCGGCATGTCATCCCTCATAGGACCATCGGAATTCCGGTCAGGAACGGCAGCCACGCGATTCCTGCAGCGCTCGCCGCTGTCGCTTTGCGTCATGGATGAGGTTGGCGCCATGCTGCAGACGATCAGCGATCGCCGTGCCGGGCCTTTCGTCAAGGATCTCACAAAGTTCTTTCGCACAGTGTGGAGCGCATCGTTCACGCCGTTCGCAACGGCCGAGTGGGCCGAGCGATCATCCGAGGTCATCGAAGCGCCTGCCATGTCGATTTTCGGTGTGTCGACCGCAGAAGAATTCCTTGGCGCGCTCACCGGCGCCGACGTCATCAACGGTTTTCTCAATCGCTTTGCCGTGTTCGCGGTCGACAGGAAGCCGCAAGCGGTAAAGCCGGCAACCGATCCGCTGCGCGTACCACCGGCGATATCGGAGCGCTTGACCTATTTGTTCAACGGCGGCAATCCGCTCGGCGTGGTTGGCAAGACCTATGGGCAGGACAGGCCGATAATTCGCAAGGTGCCTTTCGGCGCGAAGGCAGAAGCGGTTTTCGACGACTTGCTGCGTGAAGTCGACGTGCTCGGCGAAACAAATCCGGAGCTTGCGCCGATTTATTCGCGCACGGCCGAAATGGCAATTCGGGCGGCGACGATCGTTGCCTGCGGTGAGAGTGCCGCGGCGCCAGTTATTTCAGCCAGAACGATGCTCTGGGCGCGAGACACGTTCATGCACGTCGCCAAGACTGTCGCCACAAGCGTCGTCGACCAGATCGCCGAGACCGAAAATCAGCGTCAGGCAAAGGCCGTTTTCGCCGTCATCCGCGACGCCGGCAGCATTCAGCGCAGAGATCTGCTTCGCCGGCTGAATCATCGCTTCAAGGCGCGTGATCTGGAAGAGGTATTGAAGGCGTTAAGTGAGGCTGAACAAATCCGAATAGTTCAAGAGTTCAAGTCGGGACCAGGGCGAAAGGCCACCAGCTATGAGCCGATTTCTTGAACTAATTGAACAAATTATTGAACAAATAGACAGGGAGAATCCCTTGCTGAGTAAGGAGTTTAGTGTGTGTGTATGTATTTGTTCAATTGTTCAAGACATCAATCCCTAAAGAGGCAAATTCCCTGAAAGAGACTCTTACGCGTGAACAAATTGAATAATTGACCAAATGGAGCTTCCGCATGAGCAACGACGAAATCAGCGAACTGCATGAATCGACCCGCAAAGAGCTGGTGCGAGCTCATCGACGCTTTCTGCAGCGGCATCATTCGCTCGAGCGCCGCACCTGCATGCGCGTCATTGCCGAGCGCCAGAAAGCCATCGCCAGGCCAACAATGCTGCTCACGCCGCTCGCGCAGCGCTATGCGATGACGAAGGCCGGCAAGCTGCATCTCACGACGCTCGACAGGATGCTTGATATCGGTGAAGCGCTAGCGCTGGAAAGATGGGCTCTGTGTGAAGAGCTTTTGCGTGGTGAAATTAAAACTGCTCGCCTGGGCGGCTGGGGTAGCGAGATGAATATGCGCAGTCCGGTGCCGGACAAATGGATACGGGATGTTCAGCAACACATGCGTTTTCGCAAGCGGTTGCCTTGCCAGGGTGTGCGGTTTCGACTGCTGGCCGCTTTCGTTGCAATCCAAAATGGCGTAGAAGGTGCATTGTCGTCGGCGCAATATGGACTGCGCTTTTATCCGCGTGCTACGAACAAGCGGATGGCGTTTCTGGATGGGATTGCCATGGTGGCGCTCGGATTGACGGCTGAAGGGTATTGAGGTGAACGAAAAATCAGAAAGCCGGGCTGGAACGCTTCATGTCGGATTGCTGATATTCGCAATCTACGCCTGTCTGGCTTGCGCTCATTTTCTAAATCCTGAAATGCCTGACTGGTTGTATAAACTGGAAATTGCAACTGGCTGTATGCTTATGGCTGGCACGGTTTTCTTGCTGAAGCGTGATATTGAGCAAATGGACGCTGAAATTGAAATCCTGAAAGCTGAAGAGGAACGGCTTCGGCGCTCTCGAAATTCGCTTGACAGCTAACGACCCAAAATATAACGATATTCCTAGTCTGGACAGACTGTACCCAACCCGCCGCACAATCGTGCCGAGCGGGTTTTTTCATGCGAGTTTTTCAAGGGTGAATGCGTTTGTACAGATTAGCAGGCGGGATGCCGTGGGCTGAAGACCCACGACAACCCTGACCACAGAGCAGGGCTGACTACTCCATGGCTGGTGAAACGGTAGTTTCGGAAAACGCAAAAAACAACAAGAGACCTCATTTGATTGGCGATGATCCACGAGTGGTGCATCTTGAGGGACGCGTCGAGCGTGTCGAGGGTGATGTACGTGATATCAAAGCCGGCGTGCAGAAGTTATTGGATCGTCCGCAACATCCGGGATTCGGCCAGGTTCTCGCCGGCATTTTGACAACCCTTTTGATTACCGGCCTGATTTTCGGTTTCGGCGAATGGCGATTGGGGCAAGCAGTGCAGCCTGTCCAGGCTGAGGCCGCCGCGGCCGCAATAACCGCGAATCAAATTGCAGCATCGCTGCAGGCGGCTGAGGTTAGGGCGGCTGTACTCGAAGAGCGCATTTCGTGGATCAGGGAAAAGGCAAGACTGCCTTGAACGATGCGCCAGAGAGCTCTGATCGCCAGCGTATAACAGCGGCCGAGAGCGATATCCGCGTCATCAGGGCCGATGCGCAGACGACGGCGAACGTCCTCGATGGAATTGCCATCAATCAGCGCGAGACGGTGAACGCTCTCAATGCGCTGAAGGAAGGGCAATATCCGCCGTTCGAGTATGTGCTCAAGGTGTTTGCGCTTGGCGTGGCGCTCTTGGGTTCGGTGCTCGCAGCGTCATTCTGGCTGATGGATAGCCGCATACGCGAGGCAACGAGGGTGCTGGATTACCGTGTCGGACGCATAGAGCAATCCATTGTGCTCACGCCTACATTCGTTCCTGCGCCGGCTACTGTGCCGCTACAGCCGCAATGAAGGGCAGATGAATGGGCATCTTCAAATTCGCATTGAACGATTTGGTTCAGATGAAGATGAGCGGAGAAAGTGGCCAGGTGCACGGTCGCGCCGAATATGCCGATGGTGGCGATAATCTTTATCTCGTGCACTACGTGGCTGCAGATGGCTGCTATTGCGAGCGCTGGTTTAGTGAGAGGGCGCTGGATATCCAGCCGCCTGCCTAAGCGAACGTCGCGATAATTGTCTGATGTTCGGCGCAGTAAGGAATCCGAGACTTATCGTCGGCTCTACAAAACAGCGCGGTGGCGCAAGACCAGGGAGCGGAAACTCAATCAGGAGCCACTTTGCGGCATGTGCAAGGAGCAGGGCCGAGTGACTGCTGCAACCGTCTGTGATCACATTGACAAGCACAGCAAGCTGACGATTGAAGGCTTTTTTGCTGGACCATTTCAGTCTCTTTGCAAGGCACATCATGATAGCGCCAAGCAGTCAGAGGAGCGGACAGGCATTGTCAAGCCGACCGTTGGCGTTGATGGGTGGCCGGTCACTGATAACGCGGCGCATGCGGGGGGTATTTCGAACAATAAACCCAACCATCTCGCGGACCGGCGGGGTCGGAAATCTTTCGAAAAGCCAAATTGATGTTGGGATTGTGAGATATGGCAACCAGAGGAGCAAAACCAAAATCGGCGCATTTGCGGATAATCGACAGCACCCACCGAACCAATCGGCACGGCGATCGCGACGAGGCCAAGAAAGTTGCCGAGACCGCCACGCAGCAGTTTGGCGCGCTGACCCGTCCGAAGCATTTGAAGCGCGAGGCCTTGGCTGCATGGAAGAAGTACATCGAGCCAGCGTCCTGGCTGGACGGCAGCCGTGAACCAGCGGCGATTGCGTTCTGCGAGCTTTGGCAGGAATTCATGGACGGGCCGCGAGTTTTCGCGGCGTCGAAGCATGGCCAGATGCGCGCCTATATGAGCGAGCTTGGCCTGACTGACGAACGGAACCGTCTGGACAAGGACGACGACGAGAAGCGTGACGAGTTCTTCGACGATTGATCGCGCAACGGCGTATGCCGAGGCGGTGGTCAGCGGAAGCATTGTTGCCGGACCGCATGTTCGGAATGCATGCCGTCGTCATCTGGACGATTTGGAACGCGGTCATGAGCGCGGCCTCGCATATGACGAGGCAATGGCGGCAAAGACCATTCGATTTTTCGAAACCAAGCTAAGGCTCTCGGAAGGCCAGTTCGAAGGCAAGCCGTTCAAGAGTGACCCGGCGCAGGATTTTATCATTGGGTCCCTATTCGGCTGGAAAAAGCATGACGGGGCGCAGCGATACGAAGCGCGGCGATTCCGGCGGGCCTACATTGAGCAGGGCAAGGGCAACGGGAAGTCACCGCTGGCAGGCGGCGTCGGTCTTTATGGCCTCATGGCTGATGGTGAGGCCGGCGCTGAAATCTATTCGGCGGGCGCGACGAAAGAGCAGGCCGGTATTCTGTTCCGCGATGCCGTCAAAATGGTCGACAAGTCGCCTGATCTCGACAAGCGGCTGAAGCGCAGCGGATCGCCGGGCAAGGAATACAATCTCGCATACTTGGCGAAAGGTTCGTTCTTCCGGCCGGTTTCGAGGGAAACCAAAAAGACTGGCTCCGGGCCCAGGCCGCATTTCGCATTGGTCGACGAACTGCATGAACACGCGGATGGCGGCATTATCGAGACGCTGGAGCGTGGCTTTAAATTTCGTCGTCAACCGCTGCTCTTGATGATCACCAATTCGGGGAGTGACAGGAACTCGGCCTGTTGGGCAGAGCATGAGCACGCAGTGAGGGTCGCGTCAGGCAATCGTGATGCCAAAGACGATGAGGCGTCATACCTCGGTGAGCCGCTGGACGATTCCACGTTTTCATATGTCTGCGGGCTCGATCCTGGCGATGATCCACTGGAGGATCCTTCGTGCTGGGTGAAGGCGAACCCGCTTCTAGGGGTAACGATTACAGAGGAATATCTGGCGGGCGTCGTCAAGCAGGCCAGCGACATCCCTTCGAAGCTGAACAACATTCTCAGGCTTCATTTCTGCGTCTGGACAGATGCGGAAACGGCATGGATGACGCGGGCGGCATTAGAGCCGTGCATCAAGGAATTCGACGTCACGGCGCATCACGGCAAGTCAATTTGGCTGAGCTGCGATCTATCCCAAAACAAGGACATTACCGCGCTCGGCGCTGTCGTGAAGACAGGCGAGATTGAGGTCGAGGCCGAGCGCGACGGCAAGATTCAGAAGGTCATGAAGCCGACCTATGACGCCTGGGTCGAGGCGTGGACGCCGGGCGACACCATTAAGGCGCGGGAACTGACGGACAAGCAGCCCTATACGGTGTGGGTGAAACAGGGGCACCTGCACGCACCAAAGGGCGCGAGCATTCGCTTTGACCACGTCGCACAAGCCGTCGCGGAATACGCGCACGACTTCGACGTGAAGTGCCTTGCTTACGACCGCTATGCCTTTCGCCGCGGTTTCGAGCCGGAGTGCACCAAGCTCGGCATCGATGTCGAGTTTGTCGAGCATCCGCAGGGCGGTACCAAGAAGGGCAAGCCAAACGAGGCGATGATTGCAGCGGCAAAGACTGCGAAGCGTGAGCCGGAAGGCTTGTGGATGCCTGGTTCGGTGCGCGAGCTGGAAGACGCCATTGCTGAAGGGCGCATCAGGATCAGGCTCAATCCGGTCGTGATCTCGGCGATGATGTCGGCCGTGACCGACGAGGATCGCTGGGGCAATCGCTGGCTGGCGAAAGAGCGGGCCGTGAACAAGATCGACTGCGCGGTGGCGCTGGCAATGGCTTTCGGCGCGGCGTGTTCATATGAAGGCGCGCCAGCCAAGACTTTCCAGATGATATTTATCTGAAGGAGCTCGTTATGGAGCGGATGTATTCGGTTCTTCATGTGAAGGCCGTAGATGAAGAAAGGCGGCAGATCATAGGTGTGGCAACAACGCCGAGCCCTGATCGCGTTGGCGATATCGTCGAGCCGCTTGGCGTGAAATTCAAGAACCCCTTGCCCCTGCTTTGGCAGCATCGAAGCAGTGAACCTGTCGGGTCGGTGAAATTCGACAAACCGACAAAGGACGGGATCACCTTCACCGCGAAGCTCCCCAACATCGAACGGCCTGGCAACCTCAAGGAGCGGATCGACGAGGCCTGGGAGAGCGTCAAGCACAAGCTTGTCACTGGCGTGTCGATCGGGTTCCGCGCCATCGAGCATGCCATGATGGAGGACGGCGGTATTCATTTTTTGAAAACCGAAGTCCTCGAGCTTTCCCTGGTGACGATCCCTGCACAGCAGGATGCGACGATCCAGGCGATTAAATCCATCGATTCAGCGTTGCTGGCCGCGGCTGGCCGAAGCGACGCACACCGGACCGCTGAAGAGCGGACGTCCCTCGTATCGGGAACCATTGTGAAATCCATTCCAAAGGGAAACCCGAGAATGACAAAGAAGACGATTTCGGAGCAGATCTCCGATTTTGAGGCCACGCGGCAGGCGAAAGCTGCGCGCATGGTCGAGATCATGGAAGATAGCGGCGCGAAAGGCGAAACGCTGGATGCCGAGCAGACGGAAGAGTATGACGGCCTTGCCGATGAGGTGAAGTCGATCGATGCCCACCTGAAGCGCTTGCGTGATCTGGAAAAGCAGAGCCTGAACACGGCCAAGGCCATCGACGGCAGCGATGCCGCGAGGGGCGCCGCCTCTCGGTCGAATGCAGTTCGCGTTTCGGTGCGCGGGCAGCGTCTTGAGCCTGGCATTGCGTTCACGCGCATTGCCAAGGTGAAGGCTCTGGCCAAGCTCGACAGTGATAGCGTTCGCGAAGTAGCCCGCGATCTCTATGGTGAAGACTCTCCGGTTTACGGCCACTTCGTCAAGGATGCGACCGGCGCCGCCAACACGACGAGTTCATCGTGGGCTGGCTCGCTCGTCGGTGATGAGACGTCGGCATTTGCCGATTTCGTCGAGTACCTTCGACCGATGACGATCCTTGGCAAGTTCGGCACGAATGGCGTTCCGAGCCTGCGGCGCGTGCCGTTCCGGACCGCGCTTATCGGTCAGGACTCCGGAGGCGAAGGTTATTGGGTCGGAGAGGGTGCGGCTAAGCCGTTGACCAAATTCGACTTCTCCCGCCGGACGCTTGATCCGTTGAAGGTTGCGAATATCGCGGTGGCAACGATGGAGCTGCTGCGCAATTCCAGCCCGTCTGCGGAAATGATCCTGCGTGATCAGCTCGCTGCAGCCTTGCGGGCGCGCATGGACACCGACTTCATCGATCCGACGAAAGCGGCATCCGCCGGCGTATCTCCGGCGTCGATCACGAATGGCGTTGTGGCCCTTGATTCCAGCGGCACGGATGCCGATGCAGTTCGCCAGGATGTCCAGAATCTGTTCAACGCGTTTATCGCCGCGAATAACGCGCCGACAAGCGGCGTATGGATCATGAAAGCGACGACGGCTTTGACGCTTTCGCTAATGATGAATGCGCTTGGCCAGCCCGAGTTCACTGGCATCAACATGAACGGCGGAACGTTCTTTGGCCTGCCGGTGATCACGTCGGAGTTTGTCCCGGTCGAGCATACCTCGCCGACGGACAGCAATTACGTGATCCTTGTGAACGCTTCGGACATCTACTTCGCGGATGACGGTGGCGTTTCCGTCGATATGTCTCAGGAAGCATCGCTGGAGATGTCATCCAATCCTGCGCACGCCTCGTCCGGGATCAACTCCCCGGCAAGTTCGCAGGGTGCTTCGCTGGTCTCGCTCTGGCAGACCAACAGCGTCGGCTTCCGCGCAGAGCGGACACTGAACTGGCTGCGCCGCCGAGATACGTCGGTTCAGGTGCTTGGTGAGGTGCGCTGGTCTCTGGCTGCCGCAGCTTAGTGGGTTAATGACGTAGCAGGGGAATGGGCTGCCACTCACGGGTGGTGGCCCATCTTTTTGGAGGCCAACATGAAGAAAATGGTCGCAACGAAGTCGATGACTTATAGGACGCGCCGGCTTCGTGCTGGCGATGAGTTTGAAGCGAACCGCCGCGATGCGCGTGTCCTGACGGCGATCGGCAAGGCAAAGGTCGCTGCTGAGCCAGTGAAGCGCCGTCAGGCGCGCGCTGCCTCTGCGCCGCCAATTGAGACGCCTGGCGAGCCGGAACCTGCACCACAGCAGCAGTCGGTGGCAGAACAACCAGCCGAAACTGACGATCTTGGCCTACTCACCAATGCAGAGCTTCGCCAGATTGCGGCGCGCGAAAGCATCGATGTGTCTGCTTGCAAGGTGAAAGCCGATCTGATTGACGCCATCAATGCGGCGCGCGAAGAGGATGACGTTTAGTGCGATTTCTCGGCTTTGAGATCACGCGAGCGAAAGAGCTTTCCGGCGTCAGCGGCGGTGCGCGAAACACATGGTTTCCGCTGATCCGCGAAAGCTTTACCGGCGCGTGGCAGAAGAACCATGCGATAAAGGTCGAGGATGCGCTCTCCTATTGGCCGGTGTTTCGCTGCGTCTCGCTGATCTCGTCGGACATTGCAAAGCTCGGACTTGATCTCGTCGAGGAGGCATCGGACGGCGTGTGGCAGCCGACGCACGTTCCGGCCTACTCGCCGGTCCTGCAGAAGCCGAACCCTTTCCAGACGCGCATCCAGTTTGTCGAAAGCTGGCTTCAGTCGAAGCTCACGCGCGGAAATACCTACGTCCTGAAACAGCGCGACAACCGCGGCGTCGTGACATCGCTTTATGTGCTCGACCCGACGCTCGTCAAGCCGCTCGTGTCCGAGCTCGGCGAGGTCTTTTACGAACTCAATGCCGATTACCTGTCACGCTTGACGGCAAGCAATATCGTCGTGCCGGCATCGGAGATCATCCACGACCGCTGGAATGCGCTGTATCATCCCTTGTGCGGTCTCTCACCGATCTATGCCGCGGCGACGAAGGCGCTGACCGGACTGCGTATTCAGGATACCAGCAGCAAGTTCTTTGAGCGCGGTGCGCTGCCGAGCGGCATTCTGACGGCGCCAGGCGCGATCGCTGACGACACGGCGAAACGCTTGAAGGAACATTGGGAAGAGAACTATTCCGGCAAGAACGCCGGGCGCGTGGCCGTGCTCGGCGACGGTCTCAAGTTTGAGCGCATGTCCGTGACGGCGGAAGATTCCCAGCTCATCGAGCAGTTGAAATGGACGGCCGAGGCCATCTGCGGCGCGTTTGGCGTGCCGGTTTACATGGTCATGGGCACCGCACCCAACTACAACAACGTGCAATCTCTGACGCAGCAATATTACAGCCAGTGCCTTCAGATCCTGATCGAAAGCATCGAGATTCTGCTTGATGAGGGGCTTTCGATCACGCAGTCCAAATCCGGCAAGCGGCGGGGCACGCGCTTCGATCTCGACGATCTGCTTCGCATGGATACGATGACGCAGGTGACGGCGATCAAGGATGCAGTTGGCGCCGGCGTGATGGCTCCGAACGAAGGGCGCCGCAAGCTGAACCTCAAGCCAGTCGCGGGTGGTGAGAGTCCATATTTGCAGCAGCAGAATTATTCACTTGCCGCGCTTGCCGAGCGGGACAGCGATAAGCCGTTTGAAAAGCCAGATCCTGCGCCGCCACCAGAGCCAGAGCCCGACGATCCCGATGAACCGGACGGGGGAGACGAGGAGCTTGATGAGGAAGAGCGCGGCGTGCTCGCCAACGATCTCCTGTGGAAGCGTCTGAGCGGCGGCGCAAACCATGGTTCGCAGCCGTTTGCATAAGGGGCAATCGAGAATGAACAGGCACGATATCGAAAGCGTGATCGAAGCCGTCGCGCCAACGATTACACGGTATGTCGAGGCGGCACTTGCACCGATGATGGCGCGCGTTGCTCAGCTTGAGGCGCGCCAGCTTGAGCATGGCAAGGATGGCGCGGGCGTGTCTGATGCCGTGATCGATCGCGATGGCGTGCTGATCCTGACATTGACGGACGGCCGGTCGTTGAAGCCAGGTGTGGTTGCCGGCAAGGATGGCGAGCCGGGGAAATATCCCGATCTCGAAGCGATTGCCGCGATGGTTCGCAAGGAAATCGAGCTGCATCTGCCTGACGCCGTTGCTGAGATCCCTGTGCAAAAAGGAGAGCCTGGCGAACCCGGCGCGCCTGGTCGTGACGCTGATCCCGAGTTCATCGTCAAGGCCGTCCATAACGAGGTTGCAAGCCAGCTTCCTGAAGCGGTGGCCGCAATCCCATTGCAGAAGGGTGATCCCGGCGCGCCTGGCAAGGACGCCGACATGGCGGCAATCGAGGCGATGATTGCGAGGGCGGTGCAGTCTATCGCTCGCGTCAAGGGCGATCCCGGTCAGGACGGCGTCAGCATTTCCGGTGTCTCGATCAACAGAGACGGGGATTTGTCCGTCACCATGTCTGATGGCAAAACGAAGGAGCTTGGGCGCGTGGTCGGGCGCGACGGCATCGGCTTCGATGATATGGAGGAAGTTCTTTCCGATGATGGCCGGCTGATCATTCGGCGCTACAAGCGCGGCGCGGAAACGAAAGAGTTTCATCACCGCGTCCCGATGATCATCGATCGCGGCGTCTATAGCGAAGAGCGCGAGTACGCCACAGGCGATGCCGTGACCTGGGGCGGCTCGCTCTGGATTGCGCAGGCGCCGACAGCGCAGAAGCCGGGGCAGTCCGACACATGGCGGCTTGCCGTGAAGCGCGGCCGTGACGGGAAAGACGCGCCGGCGGTTGATCCGAAGCCGAAGACGAAGAGCGGAGCCGCGCAATGAACGGCGTTCAGGTCGTGACCGCGCCAGCGCTTCCTGCGGTAACGCTCGCTGAAGCCAAGACGCACCTTGCGGTCGATACCGACGATTTTGATGCAATGATCGAGATGCTTGTTGCAGCGGCGACCGATCACGCCGAGTCCTTCATGGGCCGCGCGCTGGTCGAGCGAACGCTGGATTATTTTGTTGATGCATTCCCCGGTAATGGCGGCGCAATCCGCCTGCCGTTCCCGCCGCTCATTGCTGTGACGGGCGTGTTCTACACCGATGCCGATGATGTCGAGCAGGAATTCACTGGCTTCGAGGCTGACGCCGCCAGCAAGCCGGCGCGGCTGTTCCTGACGTCGCCGAACTCGTGGCCGACGCCGCGCGACAGTGCCAATGCCGTTCGCGTGCGTTACCGGGCGGGTCACTCTGCCGTCAGCGGTTCGCCGCCAGCGCTTGACGGCACGATACCGTCGGACCTGAAGGCGGCGATATTGCTGATGACCGGCACGCTGTTCGAGCTCCGCGAGACCGTCACGGAGATGTCCGCGAATATGGTGCCGTGGGGAGCTGACCAGCTTCTCCGCCGCCACAGGATCGAGCTTTCCGCCGCGTAATGCTGTTGGAGCGTGTCGAGCCGCGTTGGCAGGGCGAATGCTGCATCGTCGCAGCGCCTGGACCATCACTGACGCCGGAGATTGCCGAAGCCTGCCGCGGCGATCGCGTGATCTCGGTGAACGATGCCTATCGCCGGCTGCCGTTTGCCGATGTGCTTTATGCCTGCGATGCGAAGTGGTGGAATGTTCATGGTGATTGCAAAGGCTTTGCCGGTGAGAAGTGGTCCAGTCATGATGGACAGGGCAACAAGAAGCTGAAAGAGGCCGAACTCTACAGCCTGAAGCTTGTGTGCGGTGAAAGCCGCAAGGGCTTTTCGCTCGATCCGGGGCGGATCCATTATGGCGGGAATGGCGGCTTCCAGGCTGTCAATCTGGCGATCCTGTTTGGCGCGCGCCGGATTGTGCTCGTTGGCTTCGATATGCACGGTAGCCATTTCTTCGGGCCGCATCCAGGCCCGCTGCGCAACACGCGGAACTTTGAGAAGTTTATCAATAGCTTCGGAGAAGCGGCAAGGATGCTGCCTGCACATATCAGGATTGTGAATGCAACGCCGGGTTCGGCGTTGAAGTGTTTCCCGTTCGTGGACCTGGTTCCGACGCGGGAGGCCGCATGAGGCGTGATCGGCGGCTGGGGTTTTCAGGAAAGAGATGGCCGCAACTTGTCAGCGAGCTCGACGCTTTTGTCGATCTACTCGCTGCCGAAGGGGTGCGGTCTTACTTGGAAATAGGGGCGCTGTATGGTGATACGTTTCATCATATCGGCATGTCGCTTCCAAAGGGTGCGCATCTTGTGGCTGCAGATTTACCGGGATGGAAGCGGGGGCAGCCCATCGGACGCCATGGCGGCAGCGGTGAATATCTGAAGGCAGCGGCGCGCGATCTCAAGAAGCGGGGGCGGGAAGCGCACATTATTTTTGGCGACAGTCACGACGCCGAGACCATTGCCGAGGTCAGCAAGCACGCGCCGTTTGATGCCATCATGATCGATGGGGATCACACGCCGAAGGGCGCAATGGCGGATTGGCAAGACTATGGCCAGATGGGGCGCATCGTCGCGTTCCATGACATCGCCGGCATCCCTGATGTGACGAAGGTGTGGGAGACGGTTCGAAAAGGCAACCGGTGGAAGGAGATCATTTCCCCTGATCGCCAGGGCGGGATTGGGGTCATATGGAACGAATAACGGTTGCGAGCTTCTACTGGCGCGACAACGACGACCGGTGCCAGAACGTTTATCAATACGGCAATGACGATGTTGTGCTTCTCAGGAATCAGTTTCAGCGGCATCTGACGCGGCCTCATGAATTCGTTTGCGTTACGAATCGGCCCAGAGAGATTGACCCAAGCATTCGCACCATCCCGCTTGACGAACGTTTGCGGGTTCGCGGCGGGCGGTATTTCAAGCTTGCAGTCTTCGGGAAGGACGCGGCGGAATTCTTCGGCGAGCGCATTTTGACGGCCGATCTGGATTCGGTCCTCACCAGAAACGCAGATCATCTCGTCGATCGCGAGGAAGACCTTGTGCTTTGGCGCAATCCCAATTGGGGGCTGAAGCGGCGCGCTTACTACAACACGAGCATCATGCTTGTTCGCGCTGGCACGCGCACTGAATTCTATGACCGGTTCGACTCTCAGCGCAGCCATGACGAAGCAGCGCGCGTAACCGGCTGGGGCGGCACGGACCAACGCTTCATCTCATGGATCGCCGGACGCAATGAGGCGCATTGGACGGCCGAAGACGGCATCTATGGTGCCGGCAGGCTCGGCGATTACTGCCCCGGCATGGCGACGACTGTTCTGCCTGAAAATGCCTGTTTCGTGACATTCCCCGGTCGACGTCATCCGAAGATGGCGAAGACGCAAGAGAAGCACCCATGGATTGTGAGCCACCGCCGATGATTTCAGAACGTTCAAAAAAGATGCTTACCCATTACGTCGGATCTGTAGCCAGGGGCTATGACGCGCGGCGATCTAGTCAGGAAAAATGGAAGCGCGAGCAGGAAATTCTTTCCGGTATTATCGCGGCGCTACCCGCGGGATCGACAGCGCTTGATATCCCCTGCGGGACCGGCCGGCTGTTTCGGTTCTTCGCAGAACGCGGCGTGACGGTCACGGCGCTCGATATCAGCGATGACATGATCAGGGAAGCGAAGGCGAAGCACAAAAGCAGCGGCGGCGAGATCACGATCGGTCACGGCGATATCTTCAAGATCGACTTGCCGGATATGTCAGTCGATACTGCGTTCGCCATCCGGATCATGAACCGAATCGGCGGTGCTGATGTGCCGCGTGCGCTGGGGGAATTGCAGCGCGTGGCCAAGAGCCAGATTGTATTTAATCTTCGTGTCGACAGTGGGAACAGCCGTTATCGGCACCCGGTTGCAATGTCCGTCGTTCATGGATCGCTTGAGCCCGGGTGGCAGATCACGGCAGACCAGGAAATCCACGAGCCGGACTTCCGGATGATTACCCTGTCTCGGGATTGATCCATGAATTGGCTGGACGTATGCGGCCCGCCCGCGGTCGGCAAGTCTACCTTGCTCGACGATCTGTGGCCACCGCGCGGCATTCCGTACGATGGCGGCGGTTATCCTGATGAGTGGCTGGAGTTTCTGAGCGTCGCTTGGCGATTACTCGACGAAGTGACTGATCATCCGAGCCACCATAAATGCGCATCGATGATGAAGCGATCGTTTCAGAAGATGGCGACGGTTCGTCGGCGGAAAGATCGGCGCACATACATCCAGACCGGGTTTGCCCAGCGCGGGCTCGGGCTCGGCTGGCGTCACAAGGATGCTGAAGCGGTCGCGGCGTTTTACCAGGTCATGCCCGTGTCGCTCGGCGTGGTGATTCTCAAAGCGCCGCTGGATGTTATCGAGCACAGGAACAGGATGCGCGACAAGCCGGACCGGTCGCACATGGTTCCCGGCATGATCCGGCCGCTCGAGGTCGCGGAAGACGTCCTGCGCGCGCGCGGCGTTCCGGTTGCCGTTCTGGATATGACCAGGCCAATAGAGCGGAACCGTGAAAAGCTTGCGGCTTTCGCCAAGGGCGCCGGAGGAACGAAGTGAACCCGCTGGGGCTCGGCGAGCGGTCTGTGCAGCTTTTGTTGAGTGCTTCGCCCGATCAGCCGATCGATCCGCATCATTTCGTGACGCCGGCGCGGCTCGATATCGTCGTCAAGCTGATGTTTTTCGAGTGCGTCAAGAATGCCCACATCTATCGCCGTCACATCGAAGGCCGCTCCGGCGGCCGCGAAAAGCGAAGTTGGAAAATGTCGGTGCAGGATTACATCACGGCAGCCGGCGATCTGATGAGGTCCATGCGCGCAAACGGCTTCGATCCGAGTGAGCCGGTTGAGCTTGGATGCAATCTCGGCCTGCGCGGCGGCGCGCATCGCATTGCCTGCGCCCTGGCTCTGGACATCACAATACGTGTCAGGATCGCAGACAAGCCCGGCAACGCCGCTTTATGGGATGAGGCGTACATGCGCAGGGCCGGCATGACTGATCAGGATCTGGCGCCGGCTCTGGCGCGATTTAAAAGGCTTCAGGATGCCGCGCGCCTGCGTCTTGGTTAATCCACGCATGTCGCACCAGCATTCATGGGCTGAGGCGTTCGTGGCCGGGTTGCGCCGCCATGGGTGGCGGGCGGATCTGAGCCACAAGCTTGTCACGTCCGATCTTGTGGCGATGTGGTCAACCCGCAGGCAGGACGTGATCAAGCAGGCGCGAAGCGAGGTGCGGGAGATCGTTACTGCCGAGCGCGGCTATATGGGCGATCGCAAGCATTATTGCAGCGTGAGCTTCGGCGGCGAACTCAATGGGCGTGCGGAGTTCCGGGGGGCATTCGGTGACACGTCACGCTTCGAAAGATTGTTCGCGCATCTGATGCAGCCGTGGAATCGCAAGCCGGACGGCCATGCCCTGATCATGGGGCAGGTCGATGGCGACATGAGCACGCGCGGCGTGAATTTGACGCGCTGGTATCGCGAAACGCGCCAAGCTCTGGAAGCGCGCGGCTGGAAGGTCAAGTTCCGCCCACATCCCTTGGCCGCTGGCGGCGAAGCGTTCGCGGCATATCGGCAAAGGCAGCAGGCGCATCAACTCGATCTGGCGGCCGACTTTGAAACGGCGGGCGTGGTTGTCACCTATAATTCAAACTCCGGTGTGGATGCCGTTCTCGCCGGCAAGCCGGTCATCGCAATGGATGAGGGTGCAATGGCCTGGCCTGTGGCCGGACACCAGGTTGATGAGATCATCACGCCGGATCGGACGGCTTGGGCGCATCGGCTTGCCTGGTGCCAATGGACAAAGGCCGAGATGGCCAGCGGCGAATGTATTGAGGCGATCGGGTTATGAGAGAAAAAGGTACAGGAATTTTGCCGATCACTGCGGAATTGCTTGAGCAAGTGGCGCTTCGCTCATTTTTGCCTCGGTCATACAACGTGATCGGATCTGCAAAATCAAAGCTCCCCGGAATGGTTCTGCTTATCGTTGAATCCGATGACATCGCAGGCCACGGTCATTTTCTGACCTGTGAGACCCAGGATGCAGGAAGCACTCGAACGATTCGCGTAGTGCTTGAACGTCCGAGTCAAGAGACGGCCGAGCTGTGAAATCCCATGTTTTTAAATGTCCGAAATGCGGCTTCGTGCAGGTCTATTCCAGCATGTGCGCAGAGACGGGGCAGGTCGGCAGCAATGCGAAGGAAAGGGCGGACAAGCCTTGCCCGAATGATGGCTCTGAGCTGCTGCCGGTTTTTGACCAGAAAGAGTTGCAATGAGCTCGGTCGGCAGCCTCAACCGGCGCGTAACATTCCAGCGCTCGACGGTGAGCTACAACGATTTTAACGAGCCTGTCGAGACGTGGGCAACGCTAGCGGAAGTGTGGGTGAATCGGCGCGACGCGAGCGCTGGCGAAAGCTACCGGGCGCAGGAGGTAGGCGGGCAGCTCTCGATCCGTTTCACGATCCGCTACAGCTCAGACGTGGCGACGATCAACCCGCGCGACCGCGTTCTCTACAATGGCGGCGTCTACAACATCACCGGCGTTCGTGAGACGAAGCGCAATCGCTGGCTTGAGGTGGATGCGGTCATTCAGCCGGACGTTGCGGCGGAGGAAGACGGTTCACCTTGAACGCCAAGGTCAGGATCGAAGGATTGAAGGAAGTGCAGGCCGCGCTTCGTGAGTTGCCGGACGCCACGGCGAAAAACGTCATGCGCCGCGTGCTGCTCAAGGCCGGTCAGCCGATTGCCGAAACCGCGCAGTCGCTTGTCCCGGTTGCTGAAGGTGATCTGCGCAAATCGATTGCTGTCAGCACGAGGCTTTCGAAGACCCAGCGCAAGAAACATCGCAAGGCCGACAGGGATGACGTCGAGGTGTTCGTCGGCGCGGGGCCGCATCCCCAGGCGCATCTGCAGGAATTCGGGACCGCAAACCATCCGGCGCAGCCTTTCCTGCGTCCTGCTTGGGATCAGAAACGGCGTAGCGTTCTCGACGGCATCAAGACTGCAATGTGGACCGAGATCCGCAAGGCCGCAGAGCGCCTGGCCAAGAAGACGGCGAAAGCTGCGGCAAAGGGGAAATGATGGGCTATCGACCAATGACCTTTGTCGCGTCTTGCCCGAATTGCAAGCTTAAGCCGCTCATCAAATGGCGCTGGTTTCGCGGATGGCGCGCCGAGTGCCCCTGTGGAATCTCCGGGCCTTTCGTCCGAAATGTCGAGCATCCAAACGAAATTCTAGGCCCGTGGAATACGTTCATCCGGCCGGATTGGCAGATGGATATGACGCCACCGCCAGGGCGCAGATAAGGGCTGATCGATGGAAGGCGCGCTGATTGCGAAGCTGCTGGCTGACGGCGGCGTGTCGACGCTTGTGAATAATCGCGTCTATCCGGTGTCGCGTCCGCAGGCCTCGGCGCTGCCCGCGATCACGCTGGCGACCGTTTCGCACGTGCCGGTCTACACCAATGACGGTGAGGCAGGCATCGCGGAAGTTCGCACACAGATCGATTGCTGGGGCGCTACCTATGGATCGGCCAAGACGGTGGCGCGCGCTGTCAAGGCGTCGTTGTCCGCGTTTTTCGGCACGGCGGGCGGTGTGGCGTTTCAGTATGTCCTGCTCGATGGTGAGCGGGATTCTCGCGAGGGCGGTTCGAATGCGTCGGAATATTTGTTCCGTACGCAGCTCGATTTCCGCGTGTGGTTTGTAAACTAGGAGATTAATCAGATGGCTGCAAATGTTGGCCGCACGTCGCTTCTGTATTGGGGCAATGAATCCCCGCAGCCGCTCGTTGCGGGAATCCGTGAGCTCGGCTTTTCGGTCGGCGGGGAGGCGGTGGACATCACGAATAATGATTCCGCCGGATGGCGGACTCTGCTCGATGCCGCCGGCGTCAACAGCATCGACATTCCGATTTCCGGCGTGCTTGTCGATGATACGCTGCGCGCCGATGCAATCAATGGGGCGACGATCGGTTCCGGCTTGCGCATGCAGGATGCCACGCTGGAGCGCGCGGACGGCAGCAGGTTGAGCGGGAACTGGTATCTTCAAGGCTACTCCGAAACCGGCTCACATGATGGTGAAATCACCTTCGAGGCGACGCTTATGTCCAACGGTCCCATCGCTTACACGCCGGCCGCGTAATGGGAGCATTCCAGGATATCGAGCTCGATTGGAAGGGTCGCACTTATGTGATCAAGGCGCATCGCGTCATGGGTGCGATCTACCGCATTGAGGACGTCATCACCCTCAATGAGTTCACAGAGTACGCGCAGCGTGGCGCCGCGCCTATCGCAAAGCTGTGCGGGGCCTATAGTTCCGTGCTGAAATATGCCGGGGTCAATGTCAGTCCCGATGATGTTTATGCCGAGGTGTTCAAGAGCGCCGACCAGCAGGAAGCGGTCATGGGTGCGGTCATCAATCTCATGCAGATGATGCTGCCGCCTGATGTTCGCGCGAGCCTTGGCGAAGCGATGGACGGGGCTGGCAGTCCGGCCGCACCGGGAAACCTCCCAGCGGCCGCTGCAGCTTCGTCGAAGAAGCCTATAAAGCCGCGGTCGCAAAAGGCCGCTGGGTAACGCCCAAGCAATTCTGGCGTCTTCATCCGCGTGAATTCTGGTGGATGCTTGAAGCCAACACGCCGGAAAAGACCTACGGCAAACTCACGGAAAGCGATGTGAAAGAGATCATCAGGGATCTGCGGAATGGCTAGTGCTGTGATTGGCGCACTGCGCGTCGTGCTCGGCATGAATGCCGGCGAGTTCACGAAGGGCACACAGCAGGCCGGCAAATCGATGGACCGTCTGGCAGACCGCGCAAAGCGGCTTGGCGCGGCCATCGGGACGGCGTTTGCTGTCGGTCAGATCACGTCCTTTGCTCGTAATGCGGTGAAGGCGTTCGGCATTCAGGAAGATGCCGTGCGCGCCGTCGAGGCGACGCTGAAAACGACGGGCGCAGCGGCCGGTTTCACATCGCGCCAGCTGCAGGACATGGCGTCGAAGATGCAGGAGGCGACGACTTTTGGGGATGAGGAAATCCTCAAGAAAGTCACCAACAACCTGCTGACGTTCGGCAATGTCGTGGGGCCGGTATTCCAGCGTGCGCAGGATGCCGCGCTAGATCTGTCGGCCGTGCTTGGTCAGGATCTGCAGTCATCCACGATCCAGCTCGGCAAGGCGCTGAACGATCCGATCAAGGGCATCACCGCTCTGAGCCGTGTCGGCATTGCATTCACCCAGCAGCAGAAGGACCAGATCAAGACGCTCGTCGAGTCCGGCAAGGTGATGGAAGCGCAGGGGGTCATCCTGCAGGAAATCGAGCACTTCTATGGCCAGGCGGCGGAAGCGGCGGCAAAGACGACCGCCGGACAGATGCAGCAGGCCGCCAATGCGTTCGGCGACGCAATGGAAGCAATCGGCGCTAGTATCGCACCTGTGGTTGTGCCGGCCGCGCAGGCCATCAAGACGCTTGCCGAAGGGTTCCAGGCGCTGACGCCTGAAACGCGCACCTTCATTGTCGTTGCGGCCGGAACAGTTGTTGCGCTCGGCGCTGTGGCGGCGTCGGTTGGCATCCTTGTCGCGGTGCTCGGTGCGCTGGCCGGGCCGATCGCTGCGACAGTCGCTGCTGTCGGCGTGCTGGCTGGCGCGATCGTTTCGAACTGGCGCGGCATTACCAACCTTGCAGCGTCGATCGGTGACGCCTTCAAGGGTATCTACGAAAGTGCCAAGACATGGCTGGTCGATGCTCTTGAGCCGGTTGTTTCTCGCGTTCAGGGTTTCATCGATCGTATCAGTAACGCGTTCGCATCGTTGAAGGATGCGCTTGGCATTGCCGTTGAGAGTTCCAAGCTGGGGGAAGATCTACGCGCGGTAACGGATACAGTGAGCGGCGCCGTTAGTACGCTTGCCGAGATCTGGAACCGCGGCGCTGAGGACGGCGAGGCGATGGCTCCGGAGATCGCGCCAAAAATGGCGATGCCGATGATCCAGACAGCGGAGATGGCCAAGGCTGCGGCGAAATCTGTTGAGGATGCCAAGAACAAGATCATCAAGGAGCAGGAACAGCTCGGCGATCTGGGTGAGCGCTTGGCCGAACGGATGCAGTCGCCGCATGAGATCATGCTGCGGCACCAGGAGGCGCTGCAAGCCGCATACGACCAGAGTAAGATCTCTGCCGAGCAACTGGCGCAGGCGCAGGTTCGCTCAGCGTTGATTGCGCAGAATGCTTATGCGGGGATGGCGTCCGATATCGCCGGATCGCTTGAGGGGATATTTGGCCAGAGCAAGGCGTTTTCGATCGCGCAGGCAATCATCAATACCTATGAGGCTTTTACCAAAGCCCTGGCTGCCTATCCGCCACCCTGGAATTATGCAGCGGCCGCCGCGACGCTGGCCGCTGGTCTGGCGCAGGTGCAGAAGATCAAGAGCACCACGAAAAGCAGCTCAGGCGGTGGCGGCTCATCCGCTGGCAGCGGTGCAGCGGTGGCAAGTCAGCCATCACAGCCGCAACAGATGATGCAGGTCAATCTGCATGGCACGAGCTTCGGACGCGACCAGGTGCGCGGTTTGATCGAGCAGATCAACGCCGCGGTCAGCGATGGCGCGCAGCTCGTCGTGAGGGCAGCTTAGCATGAGTGTTGTGATTTCCGGCAGCCTGGTCCTCTCGGATAGCGTTTCGGGCGGCGGGATCATCAACGCGGATAATCCGCTCATTGGTTATCGCAATCTCGTCACCAGTTCGAACGTCACGGCGACGTCTGAAGATCCAGATCATCCCGCGTCCAACGTCGCCAATCCGTCAACGGCATTGCGCTGGCAGGGCCTCGGCGGCTCGCCTGCCGAAGACGAGTATCTGACCTTTGCGCTCGATACCGTGGAGCTGGTCGATTACCTGGCCGTCGCGCGCCACAATTTCTACAGCGCACAAATCGCGGTTTCGGTCGAGGTCCTCGACCAGTCGACCAGTCCGGACAGCTGGGACGAGCTCGTCGCGCCGGGCATCCCGTCGAATGATGGGCCGCTGTTGTTTCGGTTCACGCCGCAGGGCATCGCTTCCATTCGGCTCAGGATGCAGCCGGGGGCGGCAGTCCCGCGCGCTGCCGTGGTTTATTCCGGCGCGCTGCTCGTCCTGCAGCGCCGCATCTATGTCGGTCATACGCCGGTCAATTACGGCACGCAGCTCAGTGTCGCCAATCACCGCAGCATCAGTGGCGATTTTCTCGGGCGTATCGTTCTGTCGCGCAAGACGCGGACGCAGGTGGCATTGGAGAACCTGACGCCGGCGTGGTACCGGACCTATCTCGAACCGTTTCGCGCCGCGGCGGAGGACCTGCCGTTCTTCTTCGCGTGGCGACCGTCCTCGTATCCTTACGAAGTCGGCTTCGTCTGGGTCGCCAACGATCCGCAGCCGCAGAACCAATTGCCGAACGGCATGGTCAGCTTCTCGATGGACGTCGAAGGCGTGACGTGACGAAGTCGCTCACCTACGTCGAGATCGACATCCCATCATTCGTGCCGGAGTCGCCCGAAGCGATCCAGACTTGGCGCTTCGCCATGCCTGCCGATTACCTGCCGCCGGAGATCGATTGTATCCCATCGATCGACTCCGTCAGCTTCACGCCGGCGCGGATCTCGCTTGGCAAGGATCTCGGCGAACGCGCCTCGCTCAGGATCTCGCTGCGCGATCACAGGCACATCTTTAACGGTGAGCCTTTTGACCAAGGCACTTTCTTCGGCAAGTGGCGCGGGCGCTACGGCACGAAGCTGCGCGGGCGCGAGCTGCGCCTGATCCGCGGGCAGGTCGGCCAGACCATCGATCAGATGGATACGCGTTATTATGTGATCGAGAATACAGACGGGCCGGATTTCAATGGCGTTTACACGATCGAAGCCAAGGATATCCTGAAGCTTGCCGATGAGGACCGCGCGCAAGCTCCGGCGCTATCGAACGGCTCGCTCGCCGGCTCGATCGATAATGCGGCAGGATCTCTGACGCTCAGTCCGGTCGGCATCGGCGATCTGGAATATCCGGCGTCCGGCTGGGTCTGCCTTGGCGGTAAGGAAGTCGTCACCTTCACCCGGTCGAGCGACACGCTGACGATCACGCGGGCGCAGTTCGGCACGGTGGCGCAAGGCCACGACGCCGGCGATCGGGTGCAGCTCGTGCTGCGCTACACCGGCGATGATGCGGCAGACATCATTTATGATCTGCTGACCAACTACGCGGGCGTTCCGGCCGAGTATATCAATCTGACGGACTGGCAGCAGGAGACCGAGGATTTTCTCGGCGTGATCTACGCGCGCACGATCACCGAGCCGACCAGCGTGCATAAGGTGGTTTCTGGGCTGATCGAGGAGGCGGCGCTTGCACTCTGGTGGGATGACCGTGCGCAGCGCTTGCGGCTCAATGTGTTGCGCGAGATCTCGACGGATACGGAAACGTTCGGCCATGACCGGATTCTTGAGGGATCTCTGAAGGTCAAGGAACAGCCGGCCAAACGCATCAGCCAGATCTGGAGCTATTACGGCCAGCGTGATCCGACCGACAGCGCGGCCAATGAGGACAACTTTCGCGCGGTGCTGGCCGATGTCGATCTGGAGCGCGAGGCCGAATACGGGTCAGCCGAGATTCGCAAGGTTCAAGGGAAATGGGTCGAGACTGAGACTGCGGCGACGCGGCTCAATTCGATTCAGCTAAGCCGGTTTCGTGATCCGCCGCGATCCTTCGCGTTCGAGGTTTTCCGCGACGTGGTGATCACGCCTGCGTCTGGGTATCAACTGCAATGGTGGGGCAGTCAGGACGAGACCGGCGTTGAGGTTCCGGTTTCGGTCCAGATCACGCACGTTCGTCTTGAGCCTGATCGCGTTTATGTCGAAGCCGAGGAAATGCTTGCCTCTGGCGTCGTGGCGCTCGTCAACGTCGTGTTTCTCACGATGACCGGCAGCGTTCTTTCGTGGCAGGTGCCGGACAATTGGAACGATGCTGACAATTCAGTGCGATGCATTGGTGCGGGCGGTGGGGGTTGTGGCGACGCCAGTTCGAGCGGCGGCAAGGGCGGCGGCGGCGGGGCGTTCTCGCGATCGACGAATCTTGCGCTTGCCGCATCTCCGATGCCGTCAATTTCTTACCGCGTTGGTATGGGCGGCGTTGGCGGCGTCGATAACAACGGCACCAATGGCGGCGATACATGGTTTGGCGCGGCGTCGTTCGGTAGCGCTCTCGTCGGCGCGCGCGGCGGGCAAGGCGGCGTCGGTCGCACGGGCAACGGGCAAGGTGGGCAGGCATCAAGCGGCATCGGCGACCTTCGCAACTCTGGCGGCAATGGCGGCGATGGCGCTCCACGAGGTGAAACCCGCGCGGGCGGTGGCGGCGGCGGCGGCGCTGGCGGGCCGAATGGCGACGGCGGCAACGGCGGCAATCTGACTTCAGTTAGTCAAGATGCTGGCAGTGGCGGCGGTGGCGCGGATGACGGGCAAGACGGCGCTCTATCAAGTGATGCAACTGGCGGCGATGGCGGTCACAACCGTTTCAATTTCGGGGGCGGGACCAGCACCACACCTTCAGGACAGGAAGGCGGCGGCGGTCGTGGTGGTAACGGATTAGTCATTGGCGGTCCTGGCGGTAGCGGCGAGCAGATCTGGACACAAACGGTGGCGCCGATCATCTCCGCTGGTCCTGGGGGCGGCGGCGGTGGCGGTGGGAACGATGCAAATGGCGGTGTGGGCGGCTTGTACGGCGGCGGCGGCGGCGGCGGCAACGATGCGACCGGTGGCAACGGCGCAAATGGAATCATCGTGATCATATGGCGTGAAGCCGAGGGATCGCCGGCATGATTGGAGATTTTGAATAATGGTTTTCGCGAGATGGCAATCAACGATTGTCGACGAAGCCGGCAACATTCAGCCGAACGCTCAAGTTCGTGTGCAGCGCGAGGTTGCAGGCGCTCCGCTGGCGACGATCTATTCCGACCGTGACGGGGCTTCGCCGCTCGGCAACCCCATGACAGCCGACACAGAGGGCTTTGCAGCGTTTCATGCGGCTGGCGGGGCTTACCGTATCACGGCGACGAAAGGCGGCTTCTCGCGCGTCTGGCGGTATGTCGCGATTGGGACGGCGCAGGAGCTTGATGAAACGGATGGCTCCATCTCTTTGCAGCAAAATGTTGATGCCGGGTACGGGCTGACATTCGAAAGCGAGACATCTGCGCCGCCTTCGGCTGGTGCTATACGCTTCAACAATGCCGACTTGAGCGCGGCGACAGAGGCTTATGTGAGCGTCGAGAATCTCGGCGGCTCCGATATCGAGGCGCGGCTTCTGGAACTGTTCGACGCGGCGCGGACGGTGAAGGATACGTTCTCGATTGCCGACCCTGCGAGCAACGCGCAGGCTTCCTGGCAGATCGATGGCGCGGCGTTGGTGGGCTCGCCGGGCGATTATGTCACGCTGACGATCAGCGCTCATGCCGGCGAGACATCGTTCACCGATAACGAACGCGTGAATTTCCAGCCGAGCCGGGCGGGCGCGGATGGCGGCGACGGTGAGGACGGGCTGTTTGACGGTACTGAAACGCAAGTAACAGCGCGCAGTGGCGATCTATTGCCGTTTCAGGATGTTTCCGACAGCAATAATCCGAAACGCGGCACGGCGCAAAGCGTAGCGGAAACGGCGCGCGTTGAAATCGTGTTCATGCCGTTCGATCTGGTAACGGATGTTGAGACTGGCGACGGTGCGGGCGGTGTTTTCTTCCGTGTTCCGGCATGGATGAGCGGCTTCAATATCACAGCGGTTGCCGCCGCGAACGGTGCGGCGGGCACGGGCACCGGCACAACGACCATTCAGCTTCGCAATGTCACGCAAGCAGCAGACATTCTTTCCACGCCAATAACGATTGACAGCACGGAAACGGACAGCAGCACAGCGGCAGCGGCAGCAGTGATCAACGCGAGTGAAGATGATTTGACGACGGGCGATCTGATCCGCGTAGACGTTGACGCCATACCGGACGGCGATGCGCCTGTCGGGCTGATCGTTTCGATCACGGCAGAAAGACCGGCAAGCTGATGGGTAGGATTATCATGGTGCCGCGGCGGAAGGTGGCGGCGGCACCGCAAGTTGCTTCACTTGCCTTTTTGCAGGCGGCAGCGAACACCGCCGATCAAACGACCTACAATTTCACAAGTCAGAATTTCGGGGACGAAGACGCGACGCGTGAAATCGTTGTTTCCGTCCTCTGGTATACTGCAGCCGGTGCTGAAACATTAGACTCCGCTTCAATAGGTGGAGTTTCCGCAACGATCTCCGTCCAGAATAGTGTCGAATTCGCGCCAGGTCTCTTTGTCGGGGCAGCGATTATATCGGCATCAGTGCCAACGGGCGCAAGCGGAACAATCAGTGTCACCTTCTCGGCTGGATGTCTCGGCGCGGCAATCGGCGCATATCGAGCAATAAATCTCAGTTCAACCACACCTCATCACACCGCTACCGACGACAACGACGTGATCAACATGTCCCTGAACATTCCAGACGACGGCGTTTTCGTTGCTTGTGCGATGTTCGCAGCGGCGGGGGCGGTAACGACGGCCGGAATGACGGAGGATTTTGATGCTGCGATTGGCACTGATGTCCAATATGTGGGCGGTAGCGCCACCGGGCTAGCTGCGGAAACCGGCCGGGCGCTTTCATTTGATGGTCCAAGTGGCAGCGCAGCAGGCGTTGCAGCAAGTTGGGCGTGAACATGGACACCAGCAATCTCGATACGGCAGACCTGCCGCCTTATACGACTTGAAGGCTGCCTGAAAGTCCGTGCACAGACTTCCAAGCAGCCCCCAGTTATATGGTATATGCGTGCACTATGGGTTTAATGTACGCGCGACTTGAATAGCAAATTGACATGTAATACGCAATGCCTTTTCGGTCATGCGTTTCCATTTGTGGGCATATATTATCTTGTCGGCTTATTATAAATAAAAAGCAGCCGAGGAATGCCCGGCTGCAACTTCAAGGATTGAGGAGATCTTTTGGCTTACTTATAGGTGTCGAGCGCAGGCTCATCACGTTGGATGTGATAGTTCAGGCGAGCGCGCACGACGAGCAGGTCGTTGTCGTCTTCGTGGTCGAACTTTTTCTTGTGTTGATCTCTGTAACACTTTCCATATCCACAACCGTAGAAGTCAGTCGAGTAGATACCCGACTCCGCACCAAAGCTGCTATCACCAAAGAAGTAGTAGAGACCTTCAAGACCGATGCTGACACTCGATGTCAGTTTATGTTCAACACCGCCGCCAACGACTAGGCCGACTTTCTTTTCGCCCGCTATATCATAGCTATTGTCAAAATAGTCCGAGTCGACATCGATGGTCTTGTCTTTAAAGCCGACAAAGGCAACGCCGGCGGTCCCGTAGAACAACGTATTGTCTACGGCATGACCAAGGCGGGCGCGGAGAGAAGCCAGATAGTTGACCCCTTTGGCGAAGCTGACATCGCCTTCAAGACCATAAACCCTGGTGCCGTTCTGCCAGTTATAGCCGATATGAACGCCACCAAGAAACGAACGTTCAGTCTCGTCGCTCTCGAATGTGGCGCTGTCAACGGCTTCCCAGTCGCTCCATTCAGTTATTTCATACCAATCCGAGGTCCAACACCAGCCTCCACAGCCATAATCTCTCTTTTGTTTCCTCTCACTCTTGGACAGCCTATTGTCACCCTCTTTGTTGCGGAGTCCGCCAATGTGGCCGCCAACATAGAGGCCCGACCAAATCGGCGCGGGAGCGTATGCAACCGGATCATCCTTCAGAGAGCCGTCATAGACATCTGCGGCATGAGCAGAAATGCCCATACCAAAAAACGCTGCGAAAGCCGCAGTTGTAATTCTGTTCATAACAATATTTCCCCATTTAGTGCCTAAAAACGCAATTCTTAACACTCACGGTGTGCCGTGGACTCAAATGCAACGAAAGCAATCTTTAGCAGGAGTCCTGTCGGTGGGAAGCATGAGAGCAGGATTGCTTCAAATTTGCGACACAATCTGTGTCTTACTTACATCGGACGATGCATCTATTAGTAGGCTGTACTTTAGTTTATGCAATCAAAGGTTGATTAATTCGACTTATCGTTAGGTTCTTCCCTAATCGCCGCCAGCGTATCCCGCGCCACATCGCCCTTGTCCTCTTGCGCTTTCGAACGGTTCCGGCCCTGCCGCGCATAGCTGTTCGGATCGGCGTAGAATTCCAGCCCTTCGCAGGCTTCGGCCAGCAGCCGCTTGAGATCGGCCGTTCCGCCGTCGGCTTTCGGCGCATGGATGACGAGCTCGACGGTCATCCCCGCCAGGCTGATGCAGCGGGAAACGCCTTGCTCGTCTTCGGCAATCAGCAGGATTTTGGAAACGCTTTTGCGCTCTTCCATTTTTTGAACCCCCAACGCTAATATGTTACATGATAGAAATGATATCATAACGTTACAAGAATATCGTTGAGCTAGCAATGAGTATTAATATTATCGCCGCATGACAAAGCGCACAGATCAGGTGAACGTTCGCCTCGACGCGAAAATGAAAGCAAAGCTCGGCGCTTACGCGAAAGCGGAAAAGCGAACCGTCAGTAATCTGATTTTTTTGATCATCACGGATTGGCTCGAGCAGCGGGAAGCTGAGAGCGCAAAAAAATAAGCCCGGTCCGATTCCTCGGCCGGGCTCATGGATGCGTCGTCATTGCGGGCCTCTTCAGGCTTTAGCCTTTTCATTCAGTCCATATGCAACCGGCTTCGTCCAATCGCCTTTTGGCGGTTTACGCAGGCCGGTGGCGATGCAAGCGGCATAGACGCTCATCTCGCCGCGTTGCACTTTCTCTGCAAAGTGCGGGGATTCCTTTGCCAGCCTTTCCAGGTAGTACGCTTTCGTTGCACGTTTTGGTGCTGCCGTTGCGACCTGTTGCACAGGCGTTGCAATCGGTAGCGGCCGCTTAGCGGGCCGGTTGCGGCGCATCGCATTGATTGCATTACGTATTGTTGCGCCGGCATCGCCTGAAAACGTCGCCAGAAATTCAAGGATAACGAGCTGTGCGATGCTGACGAACGTCGAAAAGACGCTTGCAATCATGATCTTGTCGCCGCCCGTTAGAGTGGCGAGGTGATCGCTTGGGCCATTGGCCTTTTCCGGCGTCGCCGTGATGGAGGCTGTCGCCGTGTCAAGCTGCGCAAGCAGTTCGTCGCGGCGCCCTGCCGTGGCCAGATCGGCGTGCAGCCGATTGTAGGCCTGGCAGTATTCATAGCTTTCCGGCACGGTTGCGTCCGTGCACTGAATTGTCGAGGTCCACCGCTTATGCTGCTTGTGGGCCGCGATTTCGGCCTTGATGGCGGCAGGGCTGCGCTTTTCGCTGATGCCTGCCAGTTCACCGCGGATGCGTGTTGCGTCCGCTTCAGCGTTTGAGAGCACGCGGCTGGTTGCCTGGCTGTCCTTCATGACTTGCGCCTGGTCCTGCAGAAGCGAGGCAAGCGCGGCCGTGACCGAGATGCCTATGGCAAAGAGCCATGCGATACGCTTGCGCGTCGTCCAGCCGATATAGGCGGCCATGATAGGCAGAAGGATTTTCGCAGCGTCACTAGCTGCAAAAATCTGTGCGGTCGTTTCGGAATATTGAAGGCCGAAACGGATATTCATCATCAGCGAAATCCATCCACAATAAAGTGCGATGGCGCCGAACAGGAGGCCGGTAAGCCATTGTCCGGCAATAGACATTTTGCTATCTGGTTTCATGCGATTCTCTTTCTGTTGATGGGGTTTCGTGAGAAGCGGCCGGCGTGCTTTCCCGCGTTGCCGGCCGCTTTTGTTTTCAGGATCGTTGCCGCTGCGCCAGCCTGCGCTTGGCGCTTCGGTTCATGGTCTGGATATCGTGCCGCTCGAGAACGACACGCGGCTCACGGGCTTTTGCCCATGTCGCCGGATGCACGCGGCTTTGCCGGTTGTCGCCGCCGCGTTGTGAGATCCTGGCCTGCAGGTCGTCACGGTATTGCTCTACGATTTCCGCGCCTGTGGCGGGGAACAGGTTTCCGCGCAAGCTTGTCTTGAACATTGTGTCAGGGCATGCTTTGGCGTAACGCAGACCGTCAAGGTAGGTGCGAGCTGATACGCTTCGCCCGTCTATATTTATGCTCGCCATTTTCATTCCTCTTGGTTCTCGCCGAGCCTTCAAGGGCAACCGTTGCCGGTTGCGCCAAGGGGCTAGATCTGCAGCGCGCGCAACGCTTCGGCGTCCTGCCGGCGTTGTGCCAGCCGAACGCGCTCTTGCGCCGCTCTGATTGCCGCGTCATCGCCGGACCGTTCGGCCGCGAAGATGGTCAGCGTCAGTTCGAAACGGGCTGTGTCGAGCTCGCTTTGCGCTTTCTGCAGGGATGGATTGTGGAACATGTTTCCTCCAAGGTTTCGAGTTGCCCTTGAAGGCTCGGCGGGATTGTGTGATTGTGTAGCTGCTCATCAGGCTTCGGCCACTACGCCGAAACGACCGTCGCCGGGGTGCTGACACACCCCGGCTAGGTTTCGCGATTTATGAATTGCGAATAACTTCACGTAACACTCTGTCATGCAGATTTGATTTCTTGCGGGGCTCACCGCGGTTGATCTTGGTGGCCGACTGTTTCGGTTCCAGATCAGTTCCTTCAAGTGCTGCACGACGGAGGATCGAAGCTGTTCTCAGTTTCATGATAGTTTCCTTTTGGGCTGCTCATCAGGCTGGCGCAGCCACGCGCCAACGACACCGGATTCCTCTCCGGTGTTTCGCTCGGGCCGCCGGATGTCCGTTTCATTTTGCCTCCATCCGTTGTCCCCCTGTTCCGCTTCGTCGGTTCTGGGTTCTGCTTTTCGCATCTTGCGCTCACCTGCGCTCGTCTACTTCGGGATTGCTCAGGGCCGGCTGGCCGTCTTAATGTCTTTGAGTATATGCTAGACTGTCTAGACTGTCAAGCGTGTCAATACAACCATTAGTTTGTAAATCGATCACTTTTTCGTGAATAATGAGGGAAGTTTCTAGCTTAGGTGGGTGAAATACAACCGTGTCGCAACAATACCTTTTTTCGGTCTTATTAGGCCTGATATATAACCATCATTTTGCCTTATTTGTGCACTGCACTTCGGGGTCTGTGCACCGCAGCAAATCGGCGTCTTGTGCACTGCGATATTCAGCCCGAATCGCACGCATACAGAGCGTCACAATGGCCTCTGAAGCGCTCGGAATCGGTCGCTGTTTCGCTCGCCAATTTTCAATCTCTTCCATGAATTCCGGCTTCACGCGCATATTGAATTGTGAACGTTTCATTTGCTTCCTCCGGTTGCGGCCAGCGATGTTGCGTGAAACTCTAGAGTAGAATGCGCAGCGTGTCTAGACGGCCTGAACGGTACACGGCTCTGTGCATTTGCACGATAGTGTGCAATCTGCTATCCAATGCGTAAGCGAATATGCTTCTTACGCTGGGGATAGCAATGTGACGACCTGGACCAAAAAAGTTCAATTACGCCTCGCCGAGCTCGGGTTCGATCCGGGTCCGGCCGATGGCATTCTCGGTCCGCGCACTCGCGAGGCGATTAACGAAGCCCAGGACTGGCACAAGCTCACGGCTGGTTCCGATATCGTCGACGATATTCTGTGGCCTGACGGTGTTATCGAAGACAGGCAGGCCGTGCCGGTACAGCCATTGCAGGCGAAGCCAGGACCATGGCCGCACGAGTCCGGCGTGCCGGCATTCTACGGCGCGATGGGCAAGCATCTCAAGATGCTCGACCTACCTTATCCGATGCGGCTGTCCTGGGATCTCGGCACGCAGATCAAGCGCTTTTCCATCCATGAGAAATGCCACGCAAGCGCGGCGCGATGCTTCAAGCGCATTGCCGAAACATTTGATGCGAAACAGCGCGCGGATCTCGGCATCGATCTTTTCGGCGGGTGCCTCAGCGCGCCACGCAAGAAACGCGGCGGCTCAACTTGGTCGATGCATTCATGGGGCGTGGCGATCGACTTCGACCCGGAACGCAACCAATTGAAGTGGGGGCGAGACAGGGCGCGTCTTGGCGAACCAGATGCCGTGCCGTTTTGGGAGATTTGGGAAGCCGAAGGATGGCTTTCATTGGGACGTGCACGTGGATTCGATTTTATGCACGTCCAGTGCGCGCGTCTCTAATGGGAAGCTGGTAATGGCCGCCTACGAAGCCGCCGGCGAAAGCGATGAGTGGTACACGCCGAAGTATATTTTCGACGCGATTGGGCTGCGCTTTGATCTTGACGTTGCGTCGCCGGTTGAGGGCCCTCGCCATGTTCCGGCCAATAGATGGCTGACGCCAATCGAGGATGGCCTTAGCGCGCCTTGGCAAGGTTTGGTGTGGATGAATCCGCCCTTCGGTCACATGCGTCACAAGCGCGAGTGGCTGCGCAAATTCTTCGATCATGGCAACGGTATCGCGCTCGTGCCTGATCGCACAAGTGCGCCGTGGTTTCAGGAATTCGCGCCGCTCGCTGATGCGATTTGCTGGGTAGCGCCGAAGATCAAGTTCGAGCGACCGGACGGCACACGCGGCGAGAGTCCGGGCACCGGGACGGCGTTGCTCGCAGCCGGTGCGATCGCCGTAGCAGCTCTTGACAGATGTGGGCTTGGAATGATGACGAACCGCAGGATCGCGGCATTCGAAGAGGAGTGACTCATGGACGAAACGAAACCATGGTATGCGTCGAAAACGATTTGGGCCAGCATCCTGCAGGTGCTCGTTGGCGTTGCGGTCAGCACCGGATTCCTGGGTGAGGGAACAGCTGGTACGATCATCGCAGAGGGGCCGGAACTCATTGCCGGCGCCGTCGTCGGCTTGCTCGGCCTGGTCAGCCTCTACGGCCGCGCCTTTGCCAAGAAGACGATCGCGCCGTCGCCTGGTGCCTGATCGGCCATGCAGTGGCTGAAGATCATTTTGCTCGCCCTGAAGGTCGTCAATGCCTTCGTGACATTTCTCGGCGAGCGAAAATTAATTCAGGCCGGCGAGGATAAGGCTATACGGGAGGCCTTGGAACAATCCAATGAGCGTATCGAGAGAGCCATGGAAGCGCGTCGCCGTGCGGCTGATCCCGGCTCTGACGATCCTTTTCTGCGCGGGTGACGCGAACGCCGGGCAGACGTGTCTGTTCGGGTGGGAGATCGCCGGCGTCGCCAAGGGCGTGCTGTGCGACCAGGACGGCGGCTCTGTCGTCGTCGATACTTTCTGCGATGTCTACCAGCCGGTTTGCAAGTATGGCGAAATCACAGATAGCCGGATGCGCGAGCGCGTGAAGGCGAATAATCTCACCTTCATCGAGCTCTGTCCGCACAAGATGCAGGGGCGGTCTGTTGGGGAATTGTGTGAGTGAGCGCTTTTTGTGGAAATGGCCGGAACGCCAACAGCAAAACGTTCCGGCCACGTCTAGACAGATCGCATTCAAAGAGTATCGACGCGTTTCGGAACGCAGGCACTAACCACGTTCCGACCATCATTCAACAGACTTGGCCAGCCTTTGTGCTGGCTCTTTTTTATGGAACGCAGGCTCTAACCACGTTCCGACCATCATTCAACAGACTTGGCCAGCCTTTGTGCTGGCT